CGCGGTCGCGGTCGCGGTCGGGGTCGCGGTCGTGGTCGCGGTCGTGGTCGTGGTCGCGGTCGGGGTCGGGGTCGGGGTCGGGGTCGGGGTCGGGGTCGGGGTCGGGGTCGGGGTCGGGGTCGGGGTTTTAGCTGAAACGGGCGCGCTGCGCGCGCCTCGTTTCGTTTCAGCGCGGAAGGTCGGTGCGGCGGTGAAATGGCTTCGTCTTCAGCTCTGCGGGCTCGCGTGGTTCGTCTCGAGCGTCACGTTCGACTGGGCGGTGCGTCTCGATCCTGAGCAGCGCCCGCCGTCACGTGAGCGCGCACGCGAAGCGCTCCGCGCCGTCCTCGAGATGAAGCGCCGCCGCGAAGGGAATTCGCGCCAGTGGAACTGACCACGGCGATCTCACGCGTGACCGTCATCGAACCCGGGCGCCCCCCCCGGATCGGGCGCGTCGTCGCTCGCACGATGCGCTGGGTGTGGATCGACGCGGGCGAGATCACGCGAGCGTTCTCGATCGCGACCGGCTGGGAACGTGGCGTTCACCGCGGCGGCACCGAGCGGGCCGCACGGCTCAGTGCACGCGGGCTCGAGCGGCTACGTCGCAACGGCGACGCGATCGCGGTGACTCGGATCGAGGTCGCCCGATGACAGCCGCCGCTCGTGCTCGGGCGTCATGTACGCCGACGAACCAGCGCGCGCTCACGACTTCGGGCGGGATCCTGATCGTGTCGGCCGAGATCGGCGAAGCGACGATCGAAGCTCTCGCCGTCGCGTGCTGGAAACGCTTCCCGGCGTGGTTCGGCCTCGCGGGCTATCGCGACCAATACCCCGACGTCGCGCGCGTCTTCTCGAAGGTGCACGGCTCGGTCGGACTGATTGGCAAGTGCCTTCTCGAGCGAGTCGACGGATCGCCCTCGGCGCCGTTGCGGATCACCGCGCGTGGGCGTCGCGAGATCGCGAGCTTCGCATGACGAGCGGACGGTCGATCTCGGAGCATTGCGATCAGTCGCTCGAGACCCTCGAGCGGCAGCTGCATCGTGTGCGCGCGGTCGCGCAGGACACGCATCCGGTCGAGTCGTCGCAGATCGGGCGCTGCCTCGGCGACATCGATCGAATCGCGATCGCGCTCGAGCTGATCTGCCTCCAGATCGAAGAGCGCAAGCGCGCGATGCGGGGGCGTCGATGAATCGCTGCGCCGTCTGCAACACCAGCCCCCCCGCGACAGTGATCGCGAGCACACGTGCCGCAACGGAGACCTGGTGCGGACGGTGTCGCCATCGGTTTGCCGATGCCCTGCGGATCACCGCGTCGTTGACGCCGGCGCAATGGGCTCTGCGTCAGTCGCTCCGCTGCCGGTGCGGGTCACTCGTGGCGGCGATCCATTGCGACACGCGCCCCGAGGATCGCGACCTGTGCGCGGCATGTCGGAAGCGCGAACGCCATCGGCGCTGGTACCGCGAGAGCACCGGAACGCAGGCGCCATGCTGAGCGCGGCTGAGCGATTCGTGGCAGTTGAGCACCGTGACGGCGGCCTGGTCGTCTACCAGGTCGGTCCCGGTGTCGAGACCCGCGCGGATGCCGAACGACACGGGCGCGTCGTGGCGATCCGGCGAATGAATCGCACGCGCGCGTGGCGCCGGTTCGTCGCCGGCGTCGACGGGCGCGCGCTTCGATTCGTGGAACGTATCGGGGGGGGCAGCGCGAGCACTTCGCCGACGCTTGTGGAGCTGACGCTCTCGGCGACCGACTGGCGAAAGCGCCTCGCGCACTCGCATCGCCGCCGGATCCTGGATCTGTGCACCCCGCGGCTCCCGGAGGACGGCGAACGCGCGCTCGTGGTGCTGGGGCCGTTCGAACGCTCGAGCACGGCGGCGATGCTGGTCTGGGGATTCGCGGCGAGTGCGGGGATCGCCGTGATTGAAACGATCGTGCCGGATGGAGAATCGCGATGACTCAACCAATCGGATCGTGCGCGGTGTGCGGAACCCTGACTGGGGGGGCACACGCGGTGACCTGCGTGGCCGGCGATGCGATCCGTCGCCGGACGCACGAATCCTTCTCGATCGCCGTCGATTCGCACACGGTCGTGATCTGGGCATCGCTCGAGCCGAGCGGGTGGCGCGGCGCCTGGTCGGGATTCGGGCGCACGAGTCTCGAGCAGCCGATCGGCGGACTCGAAGAGCAGCGGTATCGAAACGCCGATTCCGCGCTGCTCGCTGCGTTCGGCGACGCGCTGCCGGCAATGCGTCTGATGCGGGGGCGGCCACAGTGACGACCACATCAACAGGCGTGAAGTACGACGCCAAGAAACTGCGCTACGACCTGCTCCCGTTCGTCGCGCTCGACGACGTCGTCGCGGTGCTCACGTATGGTGCCGCGAAGTACGCCCCGGAGAACTGGAGACAGGTCGACGGCTGGCGTTGGCGATACCTCGCCGCTGCATTGCGGCACCTGTGCGCGCATGCGCGGGGCGAACGCTGCGACGTTGAGACAGGCCTGCCGCATGTCGCGCACGCAGTGTGCTGTCTGCTGTTTCTCGCCGAGCTGGATCGCGGGGTTGCGCAGTGAGCCCGACGCTCACGCATCGCGCGCTCGCGTCGCTGGCGGCCGCCGCCAACGTTCGAGCGGCCGCGCCGGCCGTGCCGATCGTCGTCGCGCTCGCGGACCTCGAGCCGTGTTCGTGGTGCCACAAGAACCCGGCGACCACCGTCGACGAGAAGAACGATCCCGCGTGCCGTGACTGCCGCTCGGAGGCCTCGGCGCTCGCGGCACGCGCGAAGCGCCGCAGTCGTCAGATCCGGCAGGCATACCGCGAGGACCTTCGCGGCGGGAGGTTCGTGTGAGCATCGACCTCGCGATCATCCCGATCGAACGACTCGCGTCGCCGCGCCAGCGATTCCGCTGTGAGCCGTATTCCGCCGTCCTGATGGCCGGCGCGTGCGTTCTCCGGCAGCGCGCGGTCCATGAGCATCGCGGCGGCGGCAAGTCGACGGTGACGTTCGTGCGCTGCGTGCAGTGCGCGGATGGCGCTCGTGTCGCGAAACGCGTCGGCAACGAGGTGCGGGACATCGAAATGTTGGCCTCGAAGCCCGCGACGCGGCGTGCGCGCGGTGCCGCATATGTCCCTGACGGTACCGCCGCGATCATCGCGCGCCAGCGTCAGCAGGCCGCAGCGCTCGACGCGGACCTCGCTGAGCGCATCGGCGCGGCGGCGCCGGCGCCGATCGCTTCCCCTTTTGCGACCGCTATGGAGGTCGAGAAACCGGCAGCCGTCGCACCGCCGTCCCCGATCACGCCGGCGCCGAGCGACGCGCCGGACGCCCCGACGACCGACCGTTCCGACGTCGGAACGGTTTCAGACGAACCAACGAAACCACGCACGCCCAAGCGCGTTGCCATGAAGGAGGAACCCGAGATGCCGCGATGTGAATGGACCGAAGCAAAGTGCTCGGACGAGCGGAGCGGCGGGGCGAGCAAGTTCGCGCACCTGTGCTCGCGTCACCGGAGCGTGATGTATGTGCGCGAGTCGAACGCGCGCCACCGAGGCCCGGCGACCGCCAAGCCGAAAGCAGCGACGCGTCCGGCCACGACGCCCCCCCCGATCTCACGCACGGCGAAAGCGAAGTCGGCGTCGAGCGCGAAGGCCTCGCCGCTGCCGGCTGCCGACGTCTCGTCCGAGGAGCTGAGGCTCGCCGGCGAGCTGCTCTCGCGCTGCGCGATCGTGGTGGCGCGGTTGGGCGGTCTCAAGAGGTGCGAGGCCCTGGCGGACTTGATCGCGGTGACCGGCTGAGCGATGGGTGATCCGGCCTTCACACCGCTCGAGTGGCTCACGCTGACGAGTTCGTCGGGTTTCAAGTACCGCGTGGTGCTGACGTCCGAGGACCTCGAGCGCCAGGCGCACCATCGTGCGCACGGCTACGAAGAGCACGCGAGCTATCCGATCACGTTCGAGCTGCCGCGCTGTCAGCTCTGCGGCGAGCTGTCGATCAAGTGCCCGCACGATCCGATCGCGAACGCATTGCCGATCGGCAGCTCCGCACCCGCCGCGACCCCGTCGGCGAAGCATGGTGCCGCCGAAAGTCCGACCAACCACCGGATGGAAATCGGAGGGTTCGAACGACCGAAGCCGCTGCAGGCCTGGACCGATGGCAGCGGAACGACGGCGGTCAAGGACGCCGGGATCGGCGTCGTGATGGTGCGCGGGGGCGAGGTTGTGGCGGAGGCGTCGGTGTTCATCGGGCCCGGTTCGAACAACGTCGCCGAGGTCCGTGCGATCTGGCGGGGCCTCGTGCTCGCGTACCTGATCAACGGCGATCGCACGCAGCCGCTCGAGATCTATTCCGACAGCGAGTTCGCGATCGGCGCGGTCACCAAGGACTGGGAGATTCGCCGAAACCCCGCGCTGCAGGCGGCGGTCGCTGCCGTGCGCAAGGAGCTGGGGTGGTGGAAGCGCTGCACCCTGCACCACGTGAAGGGACACAGCGGCGTCGTGCACAACGAACGGGCCGACAAGCTCGCGGGGATCGGCCGAAAACGTGGTGCGCCGGCGCACCGAGGGAAGGCCGCGTGAATCGCGAGGACCTACTTCGAGATGCTTCCGCGCTGCTCTTCCGGTTGAGCGACGAACGGCTCGCGCGCTTTCTCGCGACCGAGGGGCCGCCGCCGGACGACGACGCACCCCCTCCCGACGATGACCAAGCGTCGAGTCGTGCCCTCACGCCAGCCGAACGGGCGAGGCGGTACCGCGAGGCTCATGCTGCGGAGATCCGGAAGCGTCGTCCGAGTCGGTCGAAGGGCACTGCCGGCGTCACGCGGACGACAGAAAGGCCGTCACGCACCGTGACGCCGCAACCCGCCAGCGTGACGGCCCCGTCACTACCTCGTGACGGCCTCGCCGTGACGCCCCGTGACGGCCTCGTGACGGCCTTTCGTGACGGCCCCGTGACGACACTCGCGCGCGCGCCGGAATCTTCTGATGCCTTTTCTCCGGTGAATTCAGACAAGAAGCTAGAGATTCCATCCGTCCGTCCGTCCCTTCCGGAGCGCGCGCGTGACGGCCTCGCCGTGACGCCCCGTGACGGCCCCGACGTGACGCAAGGCCGTCACGGGGTAGTGACGCCGCAACCCGCCAGCGTGACGGCCCCGACCGTGACGACCCCAAACCCCGGAGGGACGGACGGACGGACGGACGGTCTTTCGGTTCTTTCGCTTCCGGACGTCCAGGCGATCGTGAAGCGTCGGTCGGGCGGCAAGATCAACACGCGGCTGATCGGAACCGCCGAGGACGGGTTCGCGGGCGTGCTCGCGCAGCTCGAACGACAGAACTGCACGCTCGAGGATTTTGGGGTCCTGGCCGACATGGTGCTGACGGGCGATCTCGAGCGCGAGTACCGCGGCCAGCTCTCGCTCCAAGCGATGCTCGGTCGCCCTGACGATCGCGGGAACTACTCGGCCGGCGGACTCGATGCCGCGCTGCAGATCGCGAGCAAGTGTGCGCTGCGGCGCAAGGCGAAGGGGCTGCCGCCCCGAATGCCGCCCGTGCGCACGCAACCGAAGGGGCCCGCGCCGATCAAGACGCCGGCGCAGCCGGTTTTGCCGACTGCCGCCCTCGGCGCGATCGCGAGCGACTGGCGAGCGAAACACAACCGACCCGCGGGAGGTGGACAGTGACCGTTTGGGACTATCTCGATCGCCACGGCGGTGTCGCGTGGACGTGGACGCTGCTGCTATTCGTGCTCGCGTTGATGGCGCTCGCGGCCGCGTCGAAGATCGGCGGGCCGCGCGCATGAACCCACTGGCCGAAAGCGAGGATCGCGTGGCCGATCAGATCGACAGCGACGACCGTTTCGCGGCGTTGCTCTGCGCGCTGGTGACGGCCGCCGAGGAGAGACTCGAGCGCCGAGCGCGCGGCGAGCGCGATGCGGTGGACGAGCGGGCAATGGGGGCGATTCGATGAGTCTGATCACCGCAGTCGACCGAGCAACACTCGACACGGCGCTGCCGCCGCTCGCGCAGTGCCCCGAGTGCCTGGTCGCGCAGCGTGAGGCCGGACACGGCACCCGACCGGTCGTCTGCTCGACGTGTGGAACCCGCTGGACGCCCGATCCGTGCGAGGGGTGCGCGGAAACGAAACTCGCGCTTCTCGCGATGCACAATCGCCGCGCGTGGCAGCGATGCGCCGACTGCGACCGGATCGTCGCGATCTCGTTGCGTGCGCTCGATCGGGCGTTCCGCGGGCAGCTGCGCGGAATCGCGACCGTTCGCCGCCGCGCAATGCTCGCCGAACTCGACAACCTCGCGCAGTGGTGGCCCACGATCCACCCGCACGCCAAAGAGCCCTCGCCAATCGTCGGCGACGGCAACAAAGGCGGCGGCGCGAAGATCAGCGCGACCGATCGACCCGACCACGTGAACGACGAGCACGAGGACCTGGCGCGCGCGCAGGTCACCGATCTGAAGCTCGGAGCGCTGCTCGCCGCCGGCAGGTTCGAGACGCGACTGCTTCGGATGCTCTGGATCCTGGCGACGATCGCTCGCCTCGGTGATCACCGCGCACAGATGCCGCCCGTCACGAGCGCGACGGAGCGCGGGAGCGCGGTCCTGGAGTGGCTCACGACCCGCTGCACGGTCGCGCAGCGCAAGAAGCTCGCGGAGTCGGTCGGCTGGACGTTCATCGATCGCGAGACGCAGACGCAGTGGCTCGCGGACCCGAGCGCGGGGCGCGAAGAAGCGAAACGACACGGGACCGAGCTGCTCGCGGAGGCGGAGCGCTGCTGGTTCGGAAACGGAGGAGGCACATGACAAACATCACGAGCATGTCGTTGCTGGCAACAATTCGAGAGGCGATGAAGGTCTCATTCACGGCGATCCACGGTTCGTTCGGAGCAAAGCTCGAAGATCAAATCGACGACACGGCCGAAAGGGTCGCGGGTGCTGTGGTGGCGCTCGTTCCGTCCGTCGATCAAATCGAGAGCCTGCGCTGCGAACTCGAACAAGCGATCGCGGCGAAGGGCCGTGCTCTGGAGTCGCTCAGCGTGGCGTGCAAGCGCCTCGCGATCGCCGAGCGATATCGGTTCAGTGAAGATTGGATGGCGCGTCTCGAGACCGCGCACCGGGAACGCGACGAGGCGCGCGAGAAACTCGAACCCCTCGAGCGCAACGGAGCCGTCGCCGAACTCGAGCGCCGTCGGCATGAAGCAAACGACGCAGCGCGGATCATCCGCGAACGCGAACATACGATCGCGATGTTGGAACGCGACCTGAAGTTCGCTCGCGAGTATCTCGAGAAGCAGCGCGAGGCCAGCCAGAACGCTGTCCGCGAACTCGACGCGGAGATCGCGCGATTGCGACACGTCGTCGAGCAGCACGAAAGCGCACGCACGATGATCGATGGGCTGCGCAAGGCCGTCGAGAACGCGCAGGCGGCGTTTGCGGAGTTCTTCGAAAAGACGCGCGGAAAGCCGTGGCGCGAATGACCGCCGTCGAATGGATCGTGTGGCAGAACGGTTTCGAGTGGGGACTCGGCGTCGGCGCACTCGTCGGCGTCATCGTGTCGGGTGTAGCGTGGTGGCTGCGACAATGAATCAAATCGAAGACAAGGTCCTGATGGCGATCCGCGCGGCGATCGCGAGCGTTGAGGATGAGGGCAGCGCGCCGGCCGTCGTGCTCGTGAACCGCGACGATGTCCCCGAAGCGTCTAGCTGCTTCGACTGCGGCTATCAGGATTGCGACCGGATCGACGATGTCCCGGTATTGCCAACATCAGCGATCGAGCCCGGGCGGCCCATCTGCATCTCGCGGGACATCATCGCGGACATCGTCGGGCTCGCACTCATTCGATGAACATCGGCGAGACCGTTGACCTCGAGCGCGGCGCGGATATCGAGCCGCTATTCTCGGTCGAGGAGCCGAATTTTGCGCTCTGGCTGCGCTCGAACTTCAGCGCATCGCGAATATACGGCGCTCGGGTGTTCAAGCTCGAACCAGGGATGTACGAAGTGACGGCGCAGGTTCCGTACGGCAAGCGTGTGTTGATCTGGACGCTCGACCGGGAGACGATGCTCCGCGCGCTGCGAAACTACGAAAAGCGACTCGACGCAGGCGCGCAAGTGCTGGGACTGTACGCGTGAGCATTATTCTCGGCGCGAAGTACCCCGGCATGTTCTTCCCGCCGTTCATCATCACGGTCCCGGCCCCGCCGTATGGGTCGCTCGCGTACATCCGGTGGTGGATTCGCGAGACGTTCGGCACGACGCCGGTCGTCCGAGAGACGGCCGACGCTCGCGGGCTGATGGCGTGGGTTCACCAGGATCTCGATGACGAGCGGCTCGCGCTGATCCGCCACGGAATGCCCGATCGCGTACCAATGGGCGTCACGTGGTCGGTTCATCGCATCCGAGAGTCGCTCACTGTGACAGGCACGGAACCGACGTTCGCGGACGCCACGGCGATCGAAATGGGACGCGCGTACGCGATCGTCGACGTCGACACGGGCGAGTGTCTCGCGGTGCTGCCTATCGAGAAATCGCCGCCGCGCGGTTGACACTGGAGCTCTTCGTGTGAATCTTCGCTGCGTGATGTACGAGATCACACCACCGCGGCCATTGCACTCACCCGCTCGCGCGCACCATCGACTCGTACTCGACGCCGTGGGCGGGTGAGTGGAGTTGCCGCACGCGACGGAGTTTCAGATGGCAAAGGGCAAGGTTGAACCGGTCAACAACGTCAGCAACGACGCTGCGCCGGACATCGAAGTCGGCATCCCGTATGTGGTCGAAGTGAAGATCACCGGCGTGGCGCCGTTCCTGTTTCACCGATGGTCGTGCGACGCGGTCGCCGAGAAGTCGAAAGCCGCGAAGAACTCGAAGGCAAAGAAGAGCGACAACGTCGAGAGCTACGTCTATCGCAACGACGACGGCGAACTCGCGATCCCCGGCGAATATCTGCGGCAGTCGATTCTCACGGCGGCGAAGTTCCGTCAGGATCCACGCTCGCCACGCAAGAGCGCGTTTGATCTGTACAAGGCTGGCGTCGTCGCGATCACGGATCTCGCGAGCCTCGGAACGAAAGAGTGGGGCTACCTCGATCGTCGTCGCGTCGTGATTCAGCGCAACGCAGTCACGCGCGAGCGCCCGGCGATGCGTGCGGGATGGAGCGTCGTGATTCAGCTTCAAGTGCTCACGCCCGAGTACATCGCGGAAGCCGACTTGAGCGACGTGCTCACAAACGCGGGGCGTCTCGTCGGCGTCGGCGACTTCCGCCCGACGTTCGGGCGATTCAGCGTCGCGAAGTTTCAGCGGCTCGAACTGAGTCGAGCGGCGTAGGGATTCGGGCGGGGATTGGTCAGGCGGGGTTGGCAGTGGCTTGTTCCGGCAAGGCGCGCCAGGGCAAGGCGCGGTGCGGCAGGATAGGGCAAGGGCCCACGATGCGATGGTTTCAACTCGTGGGCGCTCAATGCGGCGGGGTCCGGTCCGGTCCGGTCTGGTTTGGTCAGGCGCGGCGCGGCGGGGTTAGGTCGGGTACGGCATGGCAAGGGCTCGCGGTGCGATGACTTCAAACCGCGAGCACCATGGTGGCCGGGTGTGGTTCGGCGCGCCAGGGTGTGGTTCGGTGCGGAGCGGCAGGGCAAGGCAGGACCGGGCAAGGAGAGGCGCGGCCGGGATGGGCTCGTCGAGCAATGGTGTGGCGCGGCACGCGATGGCCGGGCAGGTAATGGTGTGGTCGGGTAGGGGATCGCGTTTCGGCGCGATCGATGGGCGCGGTGGTCTGAACGCGAGTTCGATTCTCGCGGCGTCCGCGACTGGTGCGGCGCGCCGAGGAACGGCTAGGTCGGGCGAGGCGTGATCGGGCACGGCATGGTCAGGATGGGCGTGGCTCGGATCGGATTGGCTGGGTCGGGCGAGATTAGGCCAGGTCCGGCGCGGCACGGCCGGGCAAGGCAAGGTGGAACGGCTCGGAGGCTTCGGTCTCCGGGCCGTTTCGTTGTGTGATCGGGACCGCAACGCTTGACTTGAGTCAACCTAACGGCGCAAAGTGTCGGCAAGCCGCAGCCACACGTGTCACCACGGAGCGCGGCAACACACCTCGAACCCATGACCTGCGCGGCGATCCTCCCCATGCCGCCGCGGGTCATCCGGCGTGAGTTGACGTGCGAGGATATTGCCGCTGCGACGTCGGATCCGCTGCGCCAAATCCAACGGCGCGTGGGCGGATGGTTCGCGCGGCAACTCGCCGATCCCACGCTCCCCCGCGTGCGCCGTGCGAAACTCGCGTGGACGGACCGCCGATGGTCGTACTTGGTCGATGCCGAAAGCTACTCGAGCTTCACGGCCCGAGAACGCCGGTCGCCGTTACCGCCAGCCTTCGACACGGACGAAGCCCGCGCCGGCGGATGCTCGTGCGCCGCGTGCGTGGTCGACGGTCGGCGCAAGGTGCTCGTCGACGACGGTTGCCCGGTGCATCGGGTGCTGTTCGCGACACGCCAGACGGGCTGATCGATGTCCGAGCGACGCAAGCCGGGTCCGAAGACGGATCCGAATGCGATCGCGCAGATCCTGGTCGACGCCGCGTTGCTCGGTGACGAGGCCGCCGCCAAGCGACACACCCTGTCGGTGCGGACCATCGAGAGATACCGCGCGAAGTCGCTCTCCGATCGGATCTTGTCGGAACTCGTCGCCTCAAAAATACGCGCTGCTGAAGGACAGTGGGCTGACGGCCTCGCGATCGCGATCAAGGGTCAGATCGCGTTTCTCACGAAGGCCAGTCAGAGCGCGAACGCAGCGGACCCCTCGGCGATCCACTCGATCGCCGGCGCGTTGAAGATCCTCGCGGACGTCGCACTCACATCAAAGATGCTCGATGCTCGACTTGCTCGAATCACTGGAGCGGAAGGAGCGCCGGCTGGATCGTCTGCTGGGGCCGATCCGCCGCCGGCCGTCCATTGAGCCGCCGGCAGCATGGAAGCGAGTTGTTGCGCTCTTCGAAGCAGGCGAGCGCGATGAGTCGTTCGAGCGGTTCTGCGCGGACCTCGTGCAGATCACGACACGCGTGCCTGGCGAAGTGCTCCCGCTGCGTTGGAACCGGGCGCAGCGCCGCGTGTTCGAACGCCGAACCGGTCGCGACGTCGTCGTAAAGGGACGTCAGCTCGGGGAGACGACCTACGAACTCGCGCGCGACCTGTGGTTCGCGCTTCTGCGACCGGACGTCGCGGTTGCGGTGGTCACGCAACCGCATAAGCACAACGAGCCGGCGCACAAGGTGATCCGGCAGCTCGGGTTCATGATCAAAGGCCTCGGCGTCGACACGGGCCACCGCTGGGCCGGTCCGACGGTGCAGTTTTCAAACGGGTCGAGCATCACGGTGTTCGACGCCGGCGGCACGCAGGAAGCCGCTGAGAAGCAGGGCCGCGGCGGCACCTACCACCGCGTGCACGCCACCGAGGTCGCATCGTTCAAGTACGGCGAGCAGACCGTCACGGCGATCATGGCAGCGATTCCGCCGATCGAGCAGGGCGGCGAGTACGTCGAAGAGTCGACCGCGAACGGCGCGAGCGGCGTGTTCTACGAGCACGCGACGGGCGCGCGCGCCGGTGCGAACGGGTTTCGCCTGACGTTCCTCCCGTGGTGGCTCGATGAGACCGCGCGCGTGGGAGTCGACCCAACGCAAGCGGTTGCGCGCGATCCCGAAGAGACCGAGGTCATCGAGTCGGCCGTCACCGACGGCGAGCCGCTCGACGCCGCGCAGCTCGCGTGGTGGCGCTCGAAACGCGCGCTGAACGGTTTCGACAAGACGATCCAGGAGCACCCGCACGATCCGATTCGCGCGTTCCTCCTCAGCGGTCACTCCTACTTCGACGCGCCGGCGCTCGGACGACTCGAGAAGACGGCCGTTCCGCCATTGACGTTCGCGGCGCTCGAGCAGGAGGCCGCGCTCGAAAGTCCCGCGCAGCCGTTCCGCGAGAACCTCGTCGAGCTGTGGCGCACGCTGAACCGCGGACACGGTTCGATCCTGCGTGTTTGGGCGTCGCCGTCGCCCGGTTGTAGTTATCTGCTCGCCGTCGACACGGCGAGCGGCAAACGTGCGGGCGACTGGCTCGTTGCTCCGGTGCTCGAGCGGAAGTCGCGCGCGCACGTCGCAACGCTTCGCGCGAAGGTTCCTGCGTCGGAGTTCGCTCGATGGTGTGAGCGGCTCGCGCGCGCCTACGGTCTCGCGGAGATCGTCGTCGAGCGGAACAACCACGGCCACACAGTGCTGCATGTCCTGCACGAGGAGCTGCACTACCCCCGGATCTGGCGACTCGATCCATCGAAGACCGATACTGCGGATCTCGGGTTCTGGACGGGCCCCTCGAACCGGCTCCCGATGATCGACGACCTTGTCGACGCGGTGCAGCTCGGTGACTTCAAGACATCGGACCTCGTGTTCATCCAGGAAGCGCGCGCGTTCATCCGGACCGACAGCGGGAAGGTCGAAGCGGCGCCGGGTGAACACGACGACGAGATCCTCGCCGCCGCGATCGGCTGGCGGGTGCTCACCGGGCCGCGACCGACGACGACCGTCCGCGTGGTTCCAAACACCCTGAATCCGTTCGGCTGATCTCGTGAAGTACTCCTCGCTCACCGCCAAGAACCCGGACTATCAAGCCCAGTACTGGGCGGAGTGCCGCGCGCTGTACCGCGGCGGCGAGTCGCTGCTGCGTGACAAAGCGACGATGGCGCGCCTTTTCCCTCGGCACGGCGCGGAAGAACCCGAGGTCTATGCGGAGCGAATGGCTCGCGCCGAGTACGTGAACTACGCGGGCTCGGTGATCGATTACATCGTCGCCGCGCTGTGCGCAGAGCCGTTGACGATGCGCAGCGAGCCGAAGGCGGACCCATTCTTCGAGGAGTTCGCGAAGTCGACGGACGGCAAGGGAATGACGCTGCTCGACTTACTTCAAGAGCAGACGCTCACGGCGTTGCAGGTGCGTCGCGCATGGACGCTTGTGGATCTTCCGCCGCGCGACGATGGCGCCGTGATCGAGTCGGAGAGCGACGAGGAAGAGATCGATCAGCTTCGCGCGCTCGCGTTCCCGATCGAACCCGAGTGCGTGCTCGACTGGGACTGCGACCCGTCCGGCACGCTCGAGTGGGCGCTTCTCTGCATGCGCACGACGCCGCGCGCGAGCCTGAGCGACTCGCGCAGCACGACGGTCGAGAGCTTCACCTACTACACGCGGACCAACTGGGAGCGTTACGAAGTCCGCTGGGAGAATGGGAAGAAGCCCAAAGCGAACGATGACATCACGCGGACCGGCGCGGGAGTGCACAGTTTCGGTGCCGTTCCGCTCGCACGACTCGAGCTGCCGTTGGGCCTGTGGGCGATGGACCGGATCCATTGTCTCGCGCGCTCACACTTGAACAAGCGCTCCGCGACATCATGGTCCGAGTATCGACACCTCTTCCCGATCCTCGGTGCATATCTGGCTCCCGAGATGGGAAGCGCCGGCGAGATTCCAAGCGAGGTCGCGCAGGACCCGAATCGCGCGAAGACGCAGGTCTACGGGATCGGACGCATCGTGCAGTTCGGGAACAAGGACGAACTCCGATACACATCGCCCGATGCGATGATCTACGACACCGCGCTTCGCGATCTCGACGGCCTGCGCGACGAGATTCACCGCGTACTGCACCATATGGCGCTCGCGGCGAACAACAGCAGCGCGGCACTCGGTCGCAGCGGCAAGAGCAAAGCGCAGGACAAGGCGGCGACGGCGGTCGTTCTCGCGCACCTCGGCGAGCTGCTTCGGCGTCACGCGAAGGAAGTCTTCGATCTGGCACGCCGCGGTCGTCGTGATCCCGAGACGACGTGGTCGGCGAGCGGAATGGAATCGTTCGAGAACGCCGACGTCGCGGAGGTCATTCAGAACGCAACGCTTGTCGACATGCTCAAGATTCCGAGCGAGACATTTCAGCGCTTGCGAATCTTCGCGAACGCGCGACGCATCCTCGGCCCGAGTGCGACGCCCGACCAGCTCGAGGCGATCCGGAAGGAACTCGAGCGCAACGTCAGCGCAGAGGAGTTCGCCGGGAATCTTCCGCCAACACCCGGGACGCCGTACGCCGAGAATCCCGACGACGAACCGGACGGCGATGAGTCCGAGGTTCACGAAGAGCCGGACGAAGCTGACGACGGCGACGAGCCAAAACAACCAAAGAGACAGGCGAGCGTATGAGCAGCTTCAGCGTTTTTGCGGCGTTCGATGGGTTGGCCATCGATCTGCCGTCCGGTGTGGAATCCGAGCTGCTCGGCGCGAACGGCGTCGATGTCGGGCAGGCTGACAAGCTGATCATCGCGGTGAAAGAAGACGGCGGCGCGCACGCGATCGATGGGCTGACGCTCTACGAAATGTCGCCCGGCGCCTCTTCGTGGGATCCCGTTGCCGTGTCGCCGATTCCGGTCGCGGCCGGAAAAGAATCGATCCTGGTGATCGAGGACCATGCGCATGGTCGCGTGCGTCTGACCGCGAAGCCCACGAACCACGTCTCTGCCGATGTCCACGCGCGCGCTGTGCGCAAGGACCTCTGAGGGCAATATGCTAATCATCCAAGATGGGCAGGTTCTCGGTGCCGGTGGTTCGCCGAGCGGCGCGGCGGGCGGAGTCTTCGCATCTGGCAGCACGTATCCGAGTCCCGCGGCGCTCGCGCCGAATGTCGTAACGCCAGCGAATCAAGCGACTGCCGATGCGCAGGGACTTTCTGCTTTGCAGACGCTTCGCGTCCCGTTCACCGCGGGCGGCGGCGGCTCGGCAGACGATGTTTCGATCTATTCGGGCGGCACACTTGCGCCGTTCAAGTTCCGTGTGCTTCACACGCTCCTGATCGTTTCGACGGCGGTCGGCGGAAAGACCGTCACGCTTCGCGATGCGGCATCCGGCGGTGGCAACGCGCTGTCCGACGCACTCTCGGCGGCGGCTACGGGCGTCGTGCAGGATGCAGCGCACACGGCGACGCGCACGATCGCTGCGGCCGGCTCGCTGTACATCCACCGAAGTGACAGCGGCATCGCCGGCGAGCTGATCGTGCTGATTCGTCCCGAGACCTGATCGTGGTCTCCAGGGCGCGCTCGCGCGCGCCGCGAGTCGAGCCCGCAAGTCCGCGAGGCGGACAGTTTCCATCGACGATCGATCCGGCGACGGGCCTTCGTCGTCCTGTCGACGTCGTTCCGCCGGGCGCGTTCGCGCGGGTCCGACCGAGCGCGGCGCAGCTCGCGTCCGTCGCGCGCGATCTCGAGCGGACCTCGCATGAAGTTGCAGCCCTCAGTGGACCAGCGCTTCACGCCCTGATGCCGGCGCTCCAGCAGGCCGAGCGCGAGACCGCGGCCGGCCTTCGCGAGTGGCTCCGCACGGTGCCGAACGGCGATCTGCGCTATACCGCGCAGCAGCGGCGCAACACGCTGCTGCATCTCCGAGGCGCATTCCGCGCGATCGCGCGGCTCCAGCCCACGATGGAGGCAGCTCTCCGCAAGCTGATCAACGGTGCGGGGCATCTGTCGGCGCACCACCTGCAGCACGAGGTCGCGCGCTTCTCACAAGTTTTCGAGGGCACGTCGCGTGCGTTGCCGCTGAACGTCGCCCGGATCATCGTGCAGGGCGAGCGGACGCTGATCCCGCGGATCCGGACGAGCGCTGCGCGCTACGCCGGGAACGTTGGCCAGGACATCCATCGCGAACTGGCGGTCGGTGTCCTGCGGGGCGAGACCGTCACCGACCTGACGAACCGCCTGGTGCGCCATGGCGGTCCGCGAGGCCTCGTCGCGCTGCGCGGCGTCGCTGGCGAGCCGGGTGCGGTCACGGAGCACATCGCCGAGGGCCTGTTCACGCGGTACCGGTACTGGGCGACCCGCATCGTCCGGACCGAAACGCAGAACGCGTACAACGAGCAGCTCGACGAGGGGTTTCAGCAGGCCCGCGAATCGATCCCGGATCTCGAGCGGCGCTGGGATGCGTCGATCGATGGTCGTGTCTGTCAGATGTGCGCCGGGTTGAACGGCGTCGTCGTTCCGATCGGTCAGCCGTTCCCCGACGGGATCGACGGCGCGCCGGCGCATCCGAACTGTCGATGCCGCGTCGGAGCCTGGCGCGCGGATTGGACGGACATCCTCCGCGACACTGGGGTCCAAAGCCCGATCATCGTGCGGCACGTCGTGCCGAGAACCGGCGCGACACCCGCGCCTCCGCAAGTCGTTCGCGCCCCATCGCCACCGCCGGTCACTCCTCCGGCGGCGAGCACCGCGCCAGTGCGAGCGAGTGGCGGCGCTCGCGCCGCGGGATCGACGGCTGCGGCCGCGCCGCTAGCGCCGGAGCGACCGACGGGTCTCACTCGACTGCGTGCCGCGCTCGCGAATCCGCGAACCAGCGCCGAGCAGCGCATGGTGCGTCGCGAGGCCAACGCGATCGTGCAGTCGACGGGCCTCGTCCAGCAGCGACGCGGCACCGGCAGCGACAGTTTCAGTACGTATTCGCGACGCGTTTCGGGTGCGCGCGGCCGCACGTCGCAGAACGGCAATCTTCAGATGCGCGAGGACGTGCACCGCAACGCCGTCGCGTTCCTTGATCGCTATCTCGGGCTCGTGAGCGGGAAGGCGACGTCGCAGCAGGAGAACGGCTTCAAGACGCTGCTGCATGAGACGGTCCACAACCACTCGCCGTTCGCGTGGTCTGCGTACGAGCGAGCTGGCGCGGTGGTCGAGGAAGTCACGACCGAGACGTTGGCGCGCCGGCTCATGCGTGATCAGTTCGGCGCGCGCGGCTCGCTCGTCGGCCGCACGATCCGGGTGAACGAGAACCGGTCATATGATCGCGACATCGATGCAACCCGGCGAATTCTCGAGCAACAGCTCGGCGTGAAGCCGTCCGCGGCAATCCGCATGATCGAGGATGCGGCGCTCGCAATGCGGACTTACCATGGTCCTGTGATCCCCGTTCCCGACGATTACGTGCGCCACTTCGTGACGAACCTTCGGCTTCCGAAGCGGTTTGCGGGCGCATCGGCCATGCAGGCGCGGATGGGGATCGTCACCGCACTGAAAGCTGCGTTCCCGTGACCGACGCGAGACCCACACCCCCGAACATGTTCTCGATCGCGCGCAACGACGTCGATGGTGCCGTGCGCGTGATCCGCGAGCGACGTGCGGCGGGCGTGCTTCGCGACGAGGACTACGAAATCGCGTACCAGCTGCAGGACGATCCAGCCGCGCTCGAGCGGGCCCTCGCTCGGAAGTAGCCCTCGCCATGCATGTCGTCTCGCTCCGATCGGTTCCGGCCGAGCAGCGCGAGAAGATGCTGGCGACGCTCGACGAGATGCGTCGCGCGGTGGAATCGGGCGAGATCGAGACGCTGTTCGCGCTCGTCGCGGGACATGGCGAGTGGTGGTACCGCTTCCGCTCGTCGAGCTGCTCGATCGCCGAGATCGTGGGGCTGCTCGAGATCGCGCAGTTCGAGTTCATCTCGGGACGCGAGAATTCGACCGACCCGAAGCCGCTTCCCGGTAACGACTCGGGCCCGTAACCAAAGTCACACGGCGCACGTCGCGCCGCACGGGACGCATCCGCCACGGCGGGTGATGCGGACCGGGATTCAACCGCCGCACGCGCAACAGCGCGAGAGGATCGCAATGGGAGAGCAAGCGAAACCAGGGCCAGAGCAACCGCCGAAGGGCAAGCCGGATGACGGCGCCGGCGATGACAACGAGGGCGCTGCTGCGCCGAAGTTCATGACCGAGGCCGAGTTCAACAAGGCGTTTTCGGCGCGCGAGAAGCGGTTTCTGGGAAGCATCGAGAAGACGCTGACCGAGAAGTTCGCGGCGCTCGCACCGAAGCCGAAGGACGACGACGACGACGAGCCAGCGGAGCAGCAGGGAACGACGACGCAGACGCCCGCTGGCCAAACGGCCGGCGGTCAAGCCGCCGCGCCATCGAACGACAAAGAGATTCGGAAGCTCCAGAAGCAACTCGCGCGCATGAATGCGGAGCGCGATACGGAGAAGAAGGCGAACGAAGAGGCTGCTGCGAAAAATCGCCGCGACACGGAGCGCTCGAAACTCGGCGAGGCGCTGGCTTCGGCGGGAATCGCTGGCGCGAAACTGAAGGCCGCGATCGCGCTGCTTCACACCGAGGAAGCGCGGATCCGGACGAACGACGAGGGCAAGATCGTGTTCGTCGATGGCGATGACGAGACCGATCTCGCCGCCGGAATCAAAGCATGGCTGCAGACGGAGGACGGTAAGTCATTCGCGCCGCCGCGCGGTGCCGCCGGCGCCGGAACCAAACCCGGCAAGCCGCCCGCTGGCAAGCAGGGCGAAGACAAGAGTTCAGAGAAGGTTCGCGTGGGTCGCGAAATGCTCCGGCATGCGCTCCGCGGAACCACCTTCGAATAGCGATTCCACGTCGGCGAAAGCCGATGCACGGCCCCACGCCGCCGTTCGTGCGTGATCCGACCGAACAACAACTACGAGGGCTACAATGGCCGCAGCAGATTACGCTTCGATCAGCGGTGCGCTGAATCTCATCTTCGAGGACAAGATTGCCTCGCAGATCAACCGTGCGAGCGTCGCACTCCAAGTGCTTCCGAAGAAGCGCATGCGCGGCAAGTCCGTCGCGTGGGACGCGCGCGTCGGCACGACCACCGGAGCCGCCATTGCGGACGGCACGACGGTGTCGACGTTCAACGTCGACACAAAGGTGCCCGCGGTGCTTCAGTACGCGACGTACCACGACGCGTTCGGTCTCACGGGCCGCGCGATGGCGGCCGCGGTGAACGCCGGGGGTCCGAAGGAACTCGAGAACCTGCTCGAAGAGATGGTGGGTGAATCGACGGAGCGGATCGCGACGATCCTGAACTCCGAGATCTACACGGGCACGGGCGGCAGCGCCCCCGAGACGATCGCCGGATTGATCAGCGAGGCGATCGTCGCTTCGAGCACGTACGCCGGCATCGCGTCGGCGACATACCCGCAGTGGGCGGGGAACGTGCTCGCGAACAGCAGCGTCCCGCGCGCTCTGTCCGTCCAGCTCATGCGCGACATGCGCCGGACGATCTACCTCGCCAGCGGAAAGAAGCCGAAGCTCGTGCTCGCGCACCCCGCGCAGTTCGAGGAGTACGGCAATCTGCTCGGAACGAACCGCCGGTTCATGCAGGACGTGAACATCGGCGGGGCGAAGATCACGCTCGATGGTGGATTCCAGGCTCTCGATTTCGACGGCATCCCCGTCATCGAGGACAAGGACTGCACGCAGGGCTCGATGGTGTTCATCGACACGAGCGAGGTCGCCGTGATCCCACTGCCCGATGCGACTCAGCAGATGGCTGGCGGCACGAACGGCGAGATCGAGATCGCCGGCACCGAGGAAGAGCAGGGCATGAGCGGACCGGTCGGGATCAACGCCCGCATCCAGCCGCTGGCCGTCAACGGCGACGTGCGCGACTTCGCGCTCTTCGTGTACGTGCAGCTCCAGGTTCGTCGTCCGAACGCTTGCGGCGTTCTGACGGACCTGAGCTAACCGAGGGCGCGCCGGCGCTTCGAGCAGTCAGCGTGTCGGGCTGGCGCGTTGTTCCATTGAACGACGCGCCAGCCCGCGATCACAGGAGACGATTCCATGGCCAAGGCTGAACCCGCGGACTTCACGCAACTGGTCCGCATGCAGAACACGTACGGCGGTCCGGTGCGCTTCCAACTGCGCATCGGCGAGCGCAAGAAAGACTACGAGGTCGCGGCGAACGGCTTCGCCGATGTCCCCGAGGTCTATACGCGTCCTCGGATCGTCGGGACGAACAAGCTGCCGTCCGCGATGGCGATGCTCGCACCGCACATGAAGATCGTCGCGCCCGATGCGGCTCCGGCCGCGGCGCCGACGTCCGAAGTGAAGCCCAAGGCATCGAAGTCCGCGCCCGTCGACGGAGTGCCTGAGAAGTAAGCGCGCGTCGCCTCGACCGAACCAACAAAGGACGTGACCAGTGGCCCTCTCGTCTCCACAGATCGATGCGATCCGGACGTACCTGGGCTACTCGTCGCGGTTTTTCCAGGTCGACACGGTGCTCGAGCAGGCGATCGCCGCGATCGCGCTCGACACCGATGCAACGAACACCGTGCTGTCGATGCTCGCGGATCTCGCGGACATCGACAACGCGCTCCAGCAATCGCGCAAGCGTCAGAAATTCACGCAAGCGGAGGATCTGCATTACGCGGGGTACCGCGAGATGTTGAGCCTCCGCGCCGAGGGGCGGCGAATCGTCGGCCGGCTCGCCGCGAAGTTCGGGGTCAACGTCCGTCACGACGCATACGCGGCGAGCACCAGCAACGACGCGCCGACGTGGATGTCCGGCCTGTTCGGCGGTTCCGGCGGCAACAACATGAAGATCGGTTGATGGTCCGCTGAGGACCGGGAGATTCGACGATGGCAGCACGAGCAATCCAGGGCGATCTGATCGGTTTCATCGCAACGATGTCGGCCGCATTCAACGCGGACCGCGTCGCGCGCGTTTCGACCAACCCGCACGTCGACGCGTATGAGTCTCCGATCGCGCATGCGACGCTCTCGGGGACGGACGCGGCGGCGCAGGCGGCAGCGGTGAAGGCCGCGAACGAAATGATGGTGCGATATCTCGAGCACATCGCAGACACCGTTGCGCATAAGGCCGCGTGGGCTGCCCCGGCGCTTGTAGCCGCGACGGATGTCGCAACGGCCGAAACGCTCGTGAACGCGATCCAGGCGGACTACGCGAACCACATCGCCGACACCGCGTCGCACTACAACGCCGACGCGACGAACACGTGGCTCACGACGGTCGCGTCGAACCTCGCGACGCTCCAGACGCTCTGGAACGCGGGCAAGACGAAGGTCAACGCGCACATGGCCGCGGCGCTCGGCGGCCAATCCGTTCGAATCGTCGCGTACTAGGCCGCTGATCGATGACGGATCGCGACGACGCGCTGGCGGACTTCGACTCCGCCCGCGCCGACCTCGCGGCAACTGGATTGCGGCGTTACCTGGTCACCGTCCTGCTCCGCACATGGAGCGGCGGTGCGCCGGGCGCCGGCACCGCAACGACCGCCGGCGTCGCGCTGATTCCGACGCCGCGCGTACGTCAGATCTCGGCTCGGGAGATCGCATCGTCCGGCGGCACGTACGAAGCGGGTGACTACCGGATTGACCGGATCACGCCGGCATACGGATCGGTTGAAACGGTGATCACGCCGACCGTAGCCGGTGCTGGTTTGTTCGCGGCCGGCATGCAGATTGATCCGGCGAATGGCGTGGCGCCAGGCAGCTTCGCTGTCGTTGCGCAGATCGTCGCGCCGGGCGCCGTTGGCGTGGCGACCTTCCGTTACAGCACCAACGGCGGCTCGACCTGGTCATCCGCGATTCTGACCGCTGCGAACGTACTGATTCAACCGCTCGGGTTGGCGTTCCAATTCTCCGGCGGCGCGTTCCACGCGCTCGATCAGTGGGCCTTCGCCGCGGTCTCCGGCGGGTTCGTTCCGCCGCAACTGAATCCCGTTCCAGCGTCGGGCCAGGACGTGCGCGTGCAGATGGTCGGCGACAACGGAACACGTCTGTGTGGGATCGTCGGTCCGCTGAAGTACGATCGTGCGTTCGGGTACTCCATCGTCGTGCGGCCCACGCGAGAGACGCCGTGACGCGAAGCTCGCTTGCGCTGCGGCCGCGACGTGAGAGCCTCGATGGGTGAGGATTGCTTTCACGGTCAAGACATCGAAGCGGAAGCGCAAGGGCGATCCGCCGCAGATCGTCACCGTCATCGACGAGATCGCAGCTCCTGAGATTCGAGTCGTCGTACCGGACGATGACTCGGACCCGCCTCCGCCGCCCCGCAAGCGCTGACATGACCACATACACCATCGACTCGAAGAGCTATGCGAAGCTCTTCCGGTCGGTGGAGTCGAAGCGACAGGACGACGTTCACAGCGCGGTTCGCGAAGCCGCGATGCTCGGCACCGAAGCGGTCGTCGTTCCCGCGATCAAGGCCTCGGTGCATCGCTACACGGGCGCGCTGATCGCGAGTGCGCACACGGTGAAGACGCCCGGTGGCGGCGCCGAGATCCGCGTCGACGCACCGCACGCCGGCGTGATCGAGGGCGGCGCGCGGCCCCACATGCCGCCGCTGCAACCGCTGCTCGATTGGGTGCGGGTGAACCTCGCGTTCTTCGATCTCAAGGCACCGAAGCAGGGACGCGTGATGATCGGTCCCGTCCGCACGGCCGCGCAGCAGCTTCGACGTGACTTTTCGGCACTGCGGCAGAACCTCTTCGAGCAGGCCGTGAACGACATCGCGAACGCGATCCGCTGGAAGATCTACAAACACGGATCGCCGCCACACTGGTTCATGCGCAACTCGCTCCCGAAGCTGCGCGAGATCCTCAAAGCGACCGTTGAGAAGCGAATGGCCGGCGGTGCGCGCGAGTGAGTGAAGCCGTGAAGCAGGCGCTGCGCGAGGCGCTTGCGGGGTATCTGTCCGCGCAACTCGCGGCTTCGCACCCTTCGCTCGTGGTCTCGCAGTCGTGGCCCACGCCCGGCGCGCCACTGCCACCCGAGGCGCTGACGGTGCTGTCGCCGGGGCAACCGCAGGCCGAGTATCACCCGCCGCGCGTTTGGAGCACGACGCCGACGACGGGCGTGCTCGGTCTCACGACGTACAGCTACGGCGTCGTCACCGTCGGGATGCAGATCGATGCGTGGGCGACCTTCCAGGCGTCTCGCGATGCGCTCGCGCTCGACACCGAGACGCAGTTGAATCGCCACCCCGCGGACACGCTCGGCGTCACGATCCTCCCGCACCTCTCGCGCATGGGTGGCCTCGTGCTCATCGTGCCGGGGCTCGCGAACGCGAAAGCCGACTTCCGATTTCAACCGTCGCCACGATTCGACGATTCGCCCGCTGACGCCCAAGAGGGCGAATGGCGCGCGACGTGGACCGGCGACGCGTTCGTGCACCTGCTCGTGCAAGAGCAAGTGACGCTGCTGAAACACCTGCTGATCGATGTGAACGGCACGCAAGTCGCCGATCTCCACCACTGAGGTAGTCACCATGGGTCTGTTCATCGGATCGCCGGATCAAGCGGCGTTCGCGGGCATCTTTGCGGTCGAGATTTCGCCTCCCAGCGTCATCGAGGGCGTCTCTCAGGGCTACCACGCGCTCGTCGGGCAGTTCGCGTGGGGACCGGTGCAGCAACTCTACACTCCCGAGAACGCCCAGGACTTCTACGACCACTTCGAGCCCGCGGGTTCGCCGCGCTCGTCGAGCGGGTATCTGGCGATCAAGGGTCGCAAGCGCCTGTCCCTCAAGATGGTGCGCGCGCTCGCGTCGGACGCCGTGAAAGCGACGGCGACCATCGCGGGCACGGGCGGGAATGCGAACTACATCGCGAAGTACTTCGGTGTGCTCGGCATCTCGATCACGATCACGTGGCGTACCGCGATCTCGGGTCTCGCGAGCGCGAAGGACTGTGTGATCACGCTGACGGACCCGGTGACGGGGACCACGACCGAAACGATCGCCGACATCCTCGCGCCGACCGGCACGCTGATCACCGAGGACGTTTCGAAGTCGAAGCTCCTCGGATCGTTCACGCTCGACGGCGCGATGACCGTGCTGCCGGCGAACGGCACCACGTCGATGTCGGGCGGCTCGAACGGCGCGGCACTCGGCACTGCCGATTACGTCGGCACCGCGGGCGTCGGCGACAAGGGGATCTCGCTGTTCGAACAGGACGGCGAAGTGCGCGTCGTCTCGGTCGATGATTGCGGCAACACGCACCGCGCGGCGATCGGCGCCGGCATCGAGGCGCACGTCGATCTGATGGGCGACCGGATCGGGATCGCGGACTGCAACCCGGACGCGGCCGACTGGGCGACGGTGAAGAGCGAGCAGAGCGCATTCGTCGACGACCGCATGTTGTTCTGCGGGCACTGGGGTCAGATCTTCGACGACGCGGGCATCCTGCGCACGACGCCGCTCTCGACGTTCATCGGGTCGGCGCGCATCAACCTCGAGATCCAGCAATCGCACGCGTGGCGCAACGATAAGGCGACCGACTACTACACGGCATTGCAGGGCGTGGTCGGGAACTTCAGCTACGCGTCCGACGTCGTGAAAAAGGACGCGTTCCGGCTCGGGATCCAGCTCCTGATGAAGACGAAGAAGGGGCGCTGGGCGTTTCAGCACGATCGGAACACGAACCCCGATCCGACGAAGCGATACACGACGCGCCGAGTGGTCACGGACTACGAAGCGATCTCGCTGACCATCGGACTCGATCCGTACGTCAATGGGCCGAACGTCATTACCGAGGGCAAAGAGATGAAGGCCGTCGTCGACAACTTTCTCGATCGCGAGATCCAGAAGGGTCACATCGCCGCCGAGTCCGTCGACATCTCGATGAACACCACGACGACGATGGGCCTCGGCGATTGGACGATGGGCGTCGCATTCGACACGATCTCGCCGCGCGAGCGCACGTTCCTGCTGATCAACGGATCGCCCAACGCGGTCAGCGTCTCGGGCTGATCAGACATCACGTCGCGCCGCTTCCAAAGCTCGGCTCATTCGCCGCGTAGCACCCGCACGCGCGCTCACCGTTCCATCAGGAGACTCACATGGCAGAACCAGGGCTACGCCTCAACGCCGAGAACGCGAAGATCGTGATCAAGATCGGCGTGAACTCGTTCGACAGTGCCGACACGCTCAAGAGCGCGAGCTTCGACCCGATCGTGGTCGAGCACGGCGACGACTTCATCGGCAGCACCGCGACCGATCCCGATCAACAGGTACGCGGCTGGACGATCAAGATGGACGCGTTCCATACGAACTCGCTCCTCGCGGATGCGCTCGACGCGCGTGAGGCGCGTCGCATCGCGCGCACGATGGACGCGACCGACGAAATCACGATCATCGTGATTCTCTTCAACCGCACGGTCGGTGTCGGGCCGGACGCGAACGGATACACGTTCCAGAAGTGCGAATTGAAGCCCATCGCGCTGAACCTGAGCGGCGCGACCGAACGCATCATGGATGGCATCGAGGGGCGCGCGAAGTTCAAGAAGGTGGTCACGTTCTGATGGCGATCTACTACCGCGCGATCGTCCCGAGTGGCTTCGGGATCAAGTTCCGCGAGCTGACGAGCAAGGAGGGCGCGCTACTCCAGCGCGCCGTCGCGGCGATCAAGGGCGACGACGTCTCGCGCATCTTGCACATGCTCGCGAAGTCCATCGTCGCGATCACGGCACCGCTCACGCTCGTTCCCCTGAAGACGCTGAAACTCGGCGACGACGGCAAGCCGCTTCGCGACGCGGAGGGGAATCTCACCGGCGAGATGGTCGAGACCGGAGACGTCGACGTCGACGCGACGCTGAATGCGACGAAGGAGAAGGACTGGCTCGCGGTGAAGTTCGACCCGCTCGACGCCGACTCGCCCGGCCAGATCTTCGACGTGTTCAAGCGAATGCCCGATTTCAGCGAAGCGGTGCACCAGGTCGAGACAGCGTGCGGCATGGGCGTCAAGAGCAAGTCGCTGCTCTCGGGAAAAGCGCAGCTGGTCTCCGACGGGACCTAGCGTACCTCGCACGCTACGGACGCCAGCAGATCTGGCCCGACGGGATGCTCAACGTTTCGCGCGGTGACCTCGCGGCGATGGCGGAAGAGATCGACTCACTGATGCGCGAGGAAAATCAGAAGGGCAAATCGCCCCTCGTGACCGAAGACGACTGAACCAATCCAATGCCCGATACCGTCTACAACGTAGTCACCCGGTATACGGTCGACGACGCGAGCGCGAAAGCGTCGACGGAGCGGATGGCGAGCGCTGCCGAGCGACTCGACAACATCCACGCGGCCCTGGCCGGGCGGATCTCGTCGGTCTCGCGGTTCCTCGCTGGCGGGTTCGATCGCGTCGTCGGCACCGTCGCACGCGTTGGCGTTGGACTCGCGAGCATCGCCGGCGCCGGCGCGCTCGCGGCGATCGTACACGGCGTCGGGACGCTGAACGCCGATGCGGAGGACGCTCGCATCTCGATCGCGGGGATGTTCCAGGCCGGCGGCATGGCGCGCGACTTCAACGGCGCGCTCACGATGTCGGACGGCATCATCGCGCGGATGCGCGAGCATGCGAACGCGCTGCCGGGCGAGTTCCGCGATCTGCAGAACGTCTTCGAGGGCGGCATCCTCGGCGGCGCCGCGGCGGGTAAGAGCGCGAGCCAGATCGAGGAGCTGGCGGCGCAGTTCATGGCCGTCTCGCAGACCTTCCGCATCGATTCGGCGACCGCCGGGCGCGAGCTGTCGATGATGCTCGAGGGGCGCGCGGGCATGCACGTCGCGATGTTCTCGCGCATGCACTCGCTGATCGGCAAGACATCGCAAGAGTTCAACGCGATGACCGCGAGCGCGCGGTTCGACGCGATCAATCGCGCACTCGGCGGGTTCGGTCCCGCGATCGCGGCGTACGGTCACTCGTGGGCCGCGATCTCGTCGACGACGAAGGACCACGCGAAGACACTGCTGCGCATCGGGACGGCGCCGCTGTTCGAACGCGTGAAGGGCACGCTCGAGCGGTGGAACGGTTTGTTCGAGCGCAATCAGGCGCGCATCGAGCGCATTGCGACGACGGTCGGCGACCGCCTCGCGAACGCATTCACGCGCGTCGAATCGATCGTCGAGCGGCTGTTCACGCGGTTCCAGAACGTGAACGTCGGGCAGCTCTTTCACGACTCGGTGCACCGGGTCCAACAGATAGCGGCGAGTCTGCTCGCGGTCCGAGCGACGCTGGCGCTGCTCTCGAACCCCAGCGCCGTGCGCGGGATCATCAGCGCGCCGGGTCGACTGCTCGCGTTCGGGCAACGCCAGCACGAAGCCACCCGCACGAGCGGGATTCAATACGCTCCGATGGGCGTCGAGTCGCTCGGCGTCGGGGCGCGCACCGGCACGTCGTCGGCGGCCGCGGCGGGCACGGGCGCTGCCGAGGGCGGTGCGGGTGCCGCGGAGGGCGCGGGCGCGCGGCTCGCGCCGCTCTTGCGCAATCCGTACGTTCTCGCGATCGGGCTCGGCGTGCTCGCCGGCGTCGTCACGACGGGCGTCGCCGTGTTCCAGGCGTTTCACTCGAACATGCAGAGCGCGTCGAATATCTGGGAGCGCATCAAGCAGACGGGCGCCGGCCTCGGGGTGATGTTCGGGCGCGTCTACGATCAGATGCAGCCGTTTCTCGATCAGCTCGGAAGCAACGCCATCGATGCATTCATGACGTCGCTCAATATCGCCGCCACCGGACTTTCGTTCGCCGCGATCGGCATCGAGCACGTCGTTGGGCTCATCCGGCGCGCCTGGGACTTTTTGGCGGAATCGCGCATCGGCCGCGCGCTCGGGTTTCATACGTCTTCGGAGACCGAAGCGTTTCGCATGATGGTGAACCCGGACGAACAGGACCGCGGCGCCGGGTTCAACATGCGTAACTTTGCGCACGCGCGCACGCCCGCGGAACTCGCCGAGGCGGCAGCGACTCGCAATCGCCACACGCCCGCCGGCAATATGCACGTGACGGTTCGAATCGAGCAGACGATCAACGACGCGAGCGACCCAGACCGCGTGCGTATCGATACGCGCACCGCGATTCGGCAGGCGCTGCAGCAGCCGATCGCATCGCACAACGCAGCATTGCCGGTCGGTGGATAACCACCAATGGCAGCCGCAGAGACAGATCTCGTTTTCTACCCGCGGGCGTTCGTCGGCCTCTCGACGACGCTCGAGGGCACCGACGAAGTCGACACCGGGATCGTTCCGACGCGCGTTTCGATCGTGCGCCGTTCGCACAGCCAAGCGGGCAGCGCGGAGATCACGATCCACGGTTCTGCGATGCCGTTCGATCCGCGTCAGGTCGGCGGGATCTTCGTGTCGGTGTTCCTCGGCGCCGTCGACACCGTCGACGCGGACGTGAACCAGGAAGAGTTCCTGCGCTTCGTTGGCTTCACCGACGAGATGAAAACGACGCGCGATGAGAAGGGCCCGGTCGTCGAACTCGCGCCGCGCGATCTCTCATCGCTGCTGCGCGACTTCAAGCCACTGCCCGCATCGGCGGTGCCGAAGTACTCGGACACGATCGAGGCGGCAATCAACCGCATCCTCGATGCGGTCGACAACCTCAACAACCCCGACGGCTCGAAGCGCCTCACACTGAAAACCGTTTCCGGCGTCACCGATCGCCAGCTCTCGACGCGCGTCGGATCGCGCGCATCGTCGTCCGCGGTGCGACTGCCGCCCGACGCGACGGCATGGCAAGCGGTCGAGCACATCTGCGGTTTGATGTCGCTGCTCGTGTCGGTGCGCCTGAACGAGATCGTCGTTCGCACGCCCGCGGACGCGTTTGAGCACAACCGCCCGACCGTTGCATCGTTCGTGTTCGGTGGCGACACCGCGAACCTGCTCTCGGTGCACACGGAGAAGAAATTCGCGCGCAACCGCAAGGGCGTGAAGGTCACGGCGTACGACCCGATCACGCGAACGCGGCTCGAGGGTGTCTATCCGCCCGACGGCGACCTGCGTTCGCTACGGCGACCCCGCGCGCACGTCGGCGGTACGGCGCTGCGCAGCACATCGCATCGATCGTCGTCGCGCGGCAGCTCGTCGGGCTCGAGCGCCGCGGCGAACGCGCAGGCCGCACTCGCGACCGAGCGCGATGTATTCACGGCCCCGTTCGGTACGCACACCAACGACGCGTGCCGCGATTACGCACAGCGCATCTACACTGAGCGATCGCGCCAGGAGATCGAGGGCAAGATCATCACCCCGATCTGGATCCAGGACTGGCTCGCGATCGAGAACGGCGATCGATTCTCGATCGACGTCGACCCCGACCTCTCCGCCGAGCTGCGCAACACCACGAGCGACCAGGCGCGCGTCGACCTGCTGACGCAGCGACTCGACGTGACCGAGGACGCGGCACGCGCGCTGATCCGCGCGTCGACGAACACGCCGACCGATCACTGGTACGCGCGCACGATCACGCATGAGTTCGCGAGCGATGGACGCTGCACGACGACGATCGACTACCTGAACCTGATCACGATCGAGAACTGATGTCCGCAATCCGTCGCACTGCCGCCGCCGCATCAGCGCTGCGCGAGATGCTGACGGGTGCGGTGATTCGTGCGATCGCGGGGATCCGCGACATGGGCGAAGTGTTTCTCGCCAAGGCGCACAACGCGGACGGCGGCGACCTCGTCGACCGCCAGGACACGAAAGACGCATGGGTCCAGTACGTTGACGAGCTGACGGACATGCCCGGCCAGGCGCGTCTGCACTTCCCCGGCGGCATCCTGTTCGCGATCCCGAAGGATGGCGACACGTGCGTGATCCTTCGAGGGCGCGACACCGACGGGCCGGGCGTTCCGATCATGATCCACGGGGAGGGCGGCGACGCCGATCGCGTGCCCGCATGGGCATTCGGCGATAGCGCGAAGGACGGCCTCTACACGCAGCGCAAGCTTCGCCTCGAGTCGAGCAAGGACGACATCGAGATCGCGACGACGGCGGACGACAAAGACATCGTCGTCACGACATCGAAGGGCAATGTATCGATCACCGTCGTCGGAAGCGGAAAAAAGGTCACGATCACGGCGGGCGGATCGGTCGTCACGGTGAATCTCGATGGCGACATCACGCTGGTTCCGAAGTCGGGGCAGGTCGTGTCGGCGGGAGACACGGCATCCAACACGAAGTTCGCGTTTCAGAATTGGGACGACCTGCGCACCGCGCTGGACAAGAACCGCACGCTGACGAATGACCTCAAGACGCAGGTGAACAAGCTCGTGACCGACGTCGGCAGCATCTTTTCATGGGGCGGCGGCTTGAGCGTCTCGGGTGAGGCAGTCCTGACGCCCGGACCACTGACCGGATCAGAGACCGCGTCGAGCGTGAGCGACGACGACGTTCCGGCGACGCCCGCCGCGTCGACGATCTTCAAGAGCGGGTGACGCGATGGCGATGATCGTTGGAGCCTCCGATTGCAGCACCGGGATGGCGAAAGCTATTTACGATTCGCTGCTCGCAGCCGATTCGGCGCTCGCGGCGTTCATTGCCGCCGAAACGACGCCGTTTCCATTGCGCACGAAGATGCGCGCGATGTGTTTTGGCATCGCCGGCGGCATCGTGACGTACATCCAGGCGAACGCCGTCGCAGACATCGTGTTCGAAGCGACGGGGCCGAACGCGTGGAGCGGGATTCAGACGTACGACACGTCGTCACCGGCCGGCACGACGCCCACGGGTCCCGCGGCGGCGCACCATTCGATCGCGGGCGCGATCCTCTGAGCTACTGCGAGCCCGCGCCGGCGTCGCCGAATTCCATGCAGACGGTCCCGAACTGGCACGCGGGTGCAATCGGCACTGCATCGCTACCGTCGGCAACCGCCGCGACATCGAGGCCAGCGTCCGGATCGGGCGCCGAGGAATCGCAGGCGGCGAGTGAAGTGAGCGCAAGAACGAACGTCGCGAGCAGTAGCGTTTTCATCGTTCGAACAGCGTAATCACCAAAGAGCTCCAGCACAATTCGCACCGCAACACCGCGCCATGTCTGACGATCTCGGCTCTTTCGTGATCGAAGAGGACATCGCGACCGATCCACAGCGCGTCGAGCTGTCGGGCCCCGATCTCCCGCACGCGCTGCCGCGCGCATTCGCGGGCTTCGAGTCCGGTGGCGCCGTCGAAATGGAAACGGTGCGGCTCCCTGGCAAGAAGAAACCGATCTATCAGGTGCGCCAGGCGACGCACCGACCGATGGTCGTGAAGGGCGCGTTTCGCGATCACCTGTACGTTCAGGCTGGCGGCGCGACGGGCGTTCCACACGCACGCGCGATGCGGCAGTTGCTCGAAGCAATTCGAGTGCGCTGCAACCCCGTGAAGATCACGTGGGCCGAGGACACGCGCCACGGCATCATGTCGGACGCGAAGTTCGGCGAGGAATCGCAGTACGAGATCACGTACGAACTGACGTTCGAGATCTCGGAGGGTCCCGAGCCGCTGTATGTCGATCAGCCGCGCGAGCAGCGGCAGGACACCTCCGATCTCGCGGCGCAGATCCGCGCGACGCTCGCGGCTGATCGCGCGGCACTCGCGGAGCACCTCTCGTGAGCTTCGAGGGCGATCGCGACACGTTCACGTCGTTGGTTGCGGCGATCGACGTCGTCGACGCAGCGCTCGCGACGCTCCAGGATCTCGCGACCTCGCTCGAGCGCGCGCAGGTCGGCCAGGTGCCGCAAGCCGCGGCGCGGGTCATCTCCGCCGCGAAGGCCGCGCAGGACGTCGTTGCCGACGCATACGCGCTGATCGAGTCGACCGCGGACGCTGCGGCCGTACCGAGTGGCGCCATCGACGCCCTGGTGCATTGGTGGCAGGCGCAGCAGCAGACGCTCTCCGACCTCAACGACATCGCCGACCAGCTCCGAACGATCCGCGCCGAAGCCCGAAAACGCACCCGACGCACCATGCGAATTTACGAAGTCCGCCCCGGCGACACGCTCGAGTCGATCGCGCGTGAAACGATGGGCGACGCGTCGCGTGCGAACGAACTCGGCATCCGCGATGACCAGCTCTATCCGGGCCTCGTGGTCCCGATCCCCGAGGCGTCATGACGGCGTTTGTGCAGGTCTACGCGCGGTCGCCATACCGGCTCGCCACGGCGTTCGATGCAACGTTCGGCGGGATCGCGACCGCGGCGACGTACACGCTCACGCGTCAGGATGGCGTCGGAACGCTCGTCACGGTCACACGCGCGTGGACCACCGGCACTGCGTCGGCGGAACTCGCACTGTCCGAAGCGCTGCTCGAACGCGTGGTCTACGTGCTCGCTGCCGCCAGCGTCACCGGGACCGTGCTCGTCTCGTTCGTATCGCCGCTGCCGCAAGTGACGGCCGAAGCCCCGCTCGATGACCCCGAGGCGGAAGCGTTCGGCGTCGATATCGACTGGCTCGCGGATGCGCTCGATGCGTCGGGCGATATCCCGACGATCCGCGGGCGTCGCTGCCTCCAGGAAGATCTCGTCGCTATCTGGCTCACCGAGCCCGGCGAGTTGATCCATCGCCCGACGCGTGGCGCGGGGCTCGACTCCGACGTGAACGGCCCCGGAACGGACCTCGGCGAGATGACCGCAAAGATCAAGCGCGAGTCTGGCAAGGACCCGCGCGTGAAGTCGATCGACGCCCCGATCACGATCGCGACGACGGGCGAATGGTCGGTCAACGCGAACGTCACGCCGCGCGCGCTCAACACGAACCTTCCGGTGACCGTCCATGGCTGATCTACCGACGGCGTCGGAACTCGTGCAGACCGGCCAGGGCGTCTACCGCACGGCGCTCGATCCCGGCGGTACCGGCGCCGTCAACCTGAACCCAGGCTCGCGCAACGACACGTTGCTGTCGGCGATGGTGGGGCTGCTGCTGCGCCTGACTCGCACGACTGCCGATCGCATCGCGGGCTCGCGCCTCTCGAGTGCCGTCGACGACGAACTCGATCTGATCGGGAACGACCTGTTCGCGCAGCCGCGCAAACTCGACGTCGCGGCGGTCGGCAATGCTTTCCTGCAGCGCACGAACACGGGCGCCACGGTGATTCCTGCTGGCTCGCGCTTCCAAGTGCCGCCCGCGAACAATTCCCCTGCGGTGCTGTTTCAATCGCTCGTCGACGTCGCCGTCGGTTCGGGCGTCACGACGGGCGTCGCGGTCCCGATCCAAGCCGTGCAGACCGGGTATTCGGGCAACGTCGCGCTCAGCGCGGTCACGAAGATCCTCGATCCGCTGCCCGACACGTCGTGGACGCTGTACGTGCCGACGCCACCGCTCAGCGGTCCGCCGCCAACGTCACAGCAGATTGGTGGCGGCGCGCCGATCGAGGATGACGAGACGTATCGCGCGCGATTGAAGCAGATCGCGATCAACGACACGCGCGTGCTCGGCGTGCGTCGCGCCGTGCTCGCGGCGGTGCTCGCCGTGCCGGGTGTCGCATTCGCGACCATCATCGAGCCGCTCGACGGAACGATCGTCGTGTACGCGGGCGATGCGAATTATGCGTTGCCGGCGGCGCTCGCGAACGCGATCTCGACCGCGCTGCTGGACGTGCGCGGCTTCGGTGTTCCGGCACTGATCCGGCAGTACAACGTCGTCGTCGTCGCGGTGACGGGCACGCTCTATATGGCGCGCCCGGTCGCGAACTACAACACCACGGCGCTGCAAACGGCGGCGATCGCCGCGATCACGCGCTATTTCACGAGTGAGCGACCAGCGCCCGACGAGTACTACGTGAACCGCATCGAGGCCGCGATGCTCTCGGCATCCGCGGAAGCGCAGGACTGCGCGCTCTCGGCACCGAGCGCGAACGTCCAGCGCCCGGCGGATTCCGCGTACGGGTCCGTCGTCGCGCTCAATCGCTACGTCGTGACGCCGGCGTCGATCCAAATCGCCATCGCGGGACCGAGGACACTGTGACGATCAGCCAAACGACGACGCTCGATCAGGACGTGCTCGACGCCGATTTCGGCGGGCGCGCGGCGAACAAATTCGGGCTGCCGGCGTGGCAATGGCTCAATTCTGTCGTTCGGTTTCTCTCGCGCGCGTACCTCACGTATTCGCGCGTCTCGTACACGACCGTCGTCGTGGTCTCCCAAACCTCGCTCGTGCCGGGCGATGTCGTCGTCGTCGTGATGGGCAATGTCGTCGCCGCCCAGGGCTACGACGCGCGCAAATACGTTGGATCGCTCACGGTGCCCATCTGGCTCGGCGTCGCGCTCGAGCCGTGCAGCGCCCTCGCGAAAGTGCGCGTTGCCACGGGCGGGGTCATCCCGTCGATCGTCAGCGGCTTCGCCGAGCAGTCGGCGCCGGCGTACGTCGGACTCAACGTGTCGACGGGGCGGCTGCGTGTCGCGCAAACCGGCGACGTCGTCATGGGCGGCGTCGACATGCAGGGCAACGTGCTTCTGAGCGGTAGCGGGATGACGCTCCCGTGATCATCCCCGACGACGATTCGCTCACGCTCGATCCGAGCGACGACGAACTCGTGCTCGATCATTCGGACCGACCGGCGCCGACGCTCGACGACGTGCTCGCGATGCTCCCCGGATGGGCGCGCGAGGACGTGGCGCCGATCCGCGACGCATTGCTCCAGGCGTATGGCGCGCAGGCCAACCACGCGTGGGCGCATATTGGGCAGACGGTCGAGCAGCTCGCCTCCCCGCGGCTCGCGGAAGGACGCTGGCTCGACGACGAATGGGGCGCCCTGCTGCAGCGTCCGCGCGCGCCGAGCGAGTCCGACGGCGACTACCGCGCGCGTCTGCTCGCGACGCCGTTGATTCTCACGCCGAACGCGATCGAGAACGCCGTGCGCGCGATCGTGGAGCGGTTCACGCAGACGCCGATCGAGCTCGCTGAGCCGGCGGTCGACGAGATCTTCTTCGCGCCCGCGGATCCGAACAGCGGGTGTCCGTGGACCGCGTTCTGGCAGAGCACCACGCAGCGCCTGTGGGCCGACTACCCCGAGAGCCTCAACCGCACCGTCGGCGCGCGCTGGACCTATGCGAACAGCGTCCCCGAGTTCTGGATCGCGATTCCGGGCGGCGACGACGTCGGCTGCATGTACTTCAGCTCGGCGGGGCTCGACCTGACGGGCGCGAGTGATGCGCTGATCGACTTCTGGGGCGCGGTGCCGACGCCGTCGGCGTGGGGCGCCGCGGACGAACGTTTTTTCGCGCTGTCCGACGGAACGGTCGCCGACCAGGTGCTCGTCGATGTCGAGTCGCGCCGGATGTGCGGGGTGCGCTGGATGCTGTTCATCGATCCGTTGCTGGGAGCTGCGTTATGAGTGGACCTCGCGAAATCATCACGGCCGGCAACCCGGCGACCGATCTCGACATGCAGCGGCTCGCGGACGCGGCAGCAAGCGCCGACAGTCTCGCGGCCGAAGCCGTGTTCGCGTTCCCGGCGCCGATCTCGCCGAGCAGTTACTCGAAGATCGTCACTCCGCTGATGGATGAGTATCAGGCGGGCGGCTCTGCGTTCGTGCCGGGCCTGCTGATCCGACCGGGGACTGGCGGGAGCGCTGGAAAGCTTCTCTGCAACCCGGCGCGCTTCGCGGTGTCGCAAGCGAACGACGCGATCTCGACCGGCTCGGTCCAGGAGCTGCTCTCGGTGCATTCGCCGGGATTTGGACTCTCGGGTCTCGTGCCGACGAACGTGCTCGGAACGACGCGCGCCGATCTGCTGTACGCGGTCGTGCAGCGAGGTACATCGGTCTCCGCGGCGCGGCGCACCAAGAGCCTGATCAGCGAGCAGGTGTCGACGCAAACGGTGACGCTCGAAACGGTGCCGCAGGTGACGTTCGTGGTCGCGACGGGCGCGCACCTCGCGCCGCCGTCGATGCCGGCAGACACGTCGACCGCCTGGTGCATCCCGCTGGCGAATCTGACGACGCCAAGCGGATACACGAGTGGCACGACGTATCTGCAGTCGAACATCACGCAGATCTGGCAGCGCGGATGGATCGCGCAGAACCGCGTGCAGGGTCTCGTTCCAGGCACGCTGTTCGGCACCACGCCGGGCACGCTCGGCAAGCCCGACACCCTGATCGACAATGTCACGAGCGATGCCCCGATGGCCTCGCGCTGGGGCGGCAGGATCCAGCTCGCGCAGCTCGTGAAGCACACGGGTGCGAGTTCGTCGGTCATCGTGCTCGACAGCTCGATCGACTGGCGGTTTCGCAAGGCGCGCATCGAGGTGCTGATCGCGGCCGACCAGGGCGGCCATACGTACCCCGAGCCGAGTTCGTCGATGACGATCGGTGGCGCGTTCGCATCGCTCAGCTCGGGGCCGATCTACACCGGCAACACCACGACGATGTACACGGCCGTCACGCCGGATCCGGGCGACGGCAACGGCGCTCGCTCGATGGTGTTCTCGTGCGACTCGAGCGGTCTGTACGTGGTGATGAACTTCGCAAAGATCTGGGGCGGCAACACCGGCGTCTACATCGAAGTGACCGCAACCGATCAGTTCATCTTCTAAGGAACCATGAACTTCCAAGCCATCCGATCGGTCGCGGGCCTCGCGATCGTGCTCGATGCGATCCGGATCTCCGGCGCGACCACGGGGCAGACGCTGGTGCACAACGGCACCGAGTTCCGGCCTGCCACGCCACCGGGCGGCGCACCGACGGGGAACCCGGGTGCTGGCGGGCTGCTCGATCCGACGACGGCATATCCGACGCCGCAGATCAATCCTGCGTATACGGCGCCGGGCGTCGTCTCGATCACGGCGACCGGGACACTGACGCTCGATGCGACGGGCGCGATGTCGCTATCGCGCAGCGGGCAGATTGCGACCGTCCAGGGATCGCTCACCGTCGCGCACGACACCGTGTGCAGCGGTGCATTCAGCGTCACGAGCGGCGCCGTTTCGATCACGGGCACCGGCACGACGGTATTCGACGCGACCGGGACGATCCTGCTCTCGCGCTCGGGGCAGACCACCGAGGTCAAGGGCGGGCTCCAGGTCGACGAGACATCGATCTTCACGGGGCTCGCCGACTTCGATGCGGGACTCACGATCGCCGCATCGACCGGCATCACCGGCGACGGCGCGCTGACGATGACGGCGGCGGCGGCAGCGGCGAGCAGCACGGGCTTCCAGGTCCATACGACCGGTGGCCCCGGCGGCGCATCGAGCGGCGTGTCCGACGGTGGCACTGGCGGTGTCGGGGCCACGATCGGCGGCACCGGCGGCGCGGGTAGCGGTGCGAAGAACCCGGGCGGCGGTGGTCCTGCGACGCTGCAATCGGGCGACGGCGGCACGGGCGGAACGGGCAATGCGAACTCCGGCAACGCCATCGTCGAGGTCGGGACGCCGCAGGGCACGGGTATCCCCGGCAACATTCTGATCGGCACGGTTCGCGCGCTCACAATCAACATTGGGCACTCAGGATCGACGACGACCGTCACAGGCGGTCTGTCGCAGCTGACCGGCGCGCTATCGCTCGCGAGCACCGGCGCTGCATCGGTGACCTCGAGCGCAGCACTCACAATCACGGGCGCGGCGGCTTCCGTTTGGAGCACGAGCGCAGGATCGCTCACGGTACAGGGTGCGGCATCGGCGATCGTGAATGCGGTTGCTGACGACGGCACCTCGTCGCACCGGCTGCACCTGTTCCAGAGCAACGGGGTGAACAAATTCGTGATCGGCGCGGGCACAGGCGGCGTTCCGAGTCTGTTCATGCCGCCGACGGTTTCCTCGGTTGGACCGGCGGTCGCGGGCTTCGCGACCAGCTACAACGGCGCCGAGAGTTATTTTCAGTCCGAGGCTTCGGACGGCAACTACTACACGATCCTGCGTGTGATCGGCGGCTTCGTCTCGAACATCGGTTCCGCGTCGCTGTTCACGCACATCAACTCGAGCGGCCCCACGATCTTCAATGGTGATGTTCAGGCCGGCGGCACGCAGACGCTCCAGCTACCGTTCACGGACTCGAGCGGCACGCCAGGCGCGGCGACGATCAACAAAGCGTCCGGGCGCAGTGCATTCGCAGCGGGCGCAAGCTCCGTCGTCGTGACGAACTCGGTGCCAACGTCGGCGACGTCGCACAGCTGCTTTGTGCACTTGGAGAGCGCCGACACGACCACGATGAAGGTGACGGCTGTCGTCGCGAACGGGTCGATCACGTTCACCTCGCGCGACAACTCCAACAATGCAGTGAACGCGACCGCGACGTGCATCTTTCGGTGGATGCTGATCCGCACCCTGTAGGGAGAAGACGATGGCCGACAAGCCGCACACGATGACTCCAGCACGCACAATCGAGCACCCGTCGATCACCGCCGACGGGCCGATCCTGCTCTCGATCGATCAGACGCACCCGTCGCAACCAGGACACGCGCCGCTCGGCGACATGGGATTCGACGTCACGATGATCTGGACGCATCAGAACGCACCGGGCGAGCCGCCGCCGGAGCCGAGACTGCCGCAGCAGATCTTCAAGTTGTACGGCGAGGAGATCGACGAGGAGACCGCGACGGCATACCGGGCGGCGATCACCGCGACGATGAAGCGCTGGCCCGCGGTGCTCGAGATGCGGGCGAAGCGCGCGGCTGCTGAAGCTGCAGCCAAGAACAACCCATGAACCCATTCGTAGACGTTCGCGATTTCGGCGCGACGGTCTATGCCACGCAGGACGCATGGGTGAAATCGTGGGCTGCCGGCGGCCCGGTCGATTCGCTCGCGGCACTGCAGGCTGCTCACGACGCCGCGTTCGCAAACGCCCAGCGTATCTGGATCGGCGGGTGGATCTACATCTCTGCGCCGTGGGAGATCTTCCGTCCGCTCGTCGTGATGGGCAGTGGCGGTGTCGATGTCGACGCGCTGACATGGATTGTGCCGGCGCCAGGAGTCGAGTCGGCAATCATTCTGCATTCGTGGGGCACGAGCGGCGGTCGTGGTACCGCGAACGGCGCAAAGCTCATGGACTTCGCGATCGGCTGCGCGTTCGGCCGCGGAACTGTCGCGGCGAAACACGGCGTCGTTTCATACGTGCGTGCGGTCATCGAGGATGTCTGTGTCACCAACCCTGTCGGCGATGGCGTCCTGTGGCACGGTCAGGATGACGATCCGGCGCCGAGTAACTGCAACGGCTGGAACGTGCGCGGCGGCAGGTTCAGCGAGAGCAGCGGCGGCTCTGGCATTCGCGCGGAGGGGATCGACGCGAACGCAGGATTGGTGCTCGGCGCATCGCTCGTGAGTAACGCCGAATTCGGCATCCACGATTTCTCCGAGCTTGGATCTGGCACTGTGATGTGCATGACCGAAGGGAACAAACTCGGCCCTGCGCGCTCCGAATCGCAGGTTGCATCGCCAGCGCACGTAGGGATGTACGTCGAGTCGGGGCAGGGGTCAGACGGGACAATCCACTTCGAAGGACCAGGCGCGATCTTTGGCGGCCTCGGCGCAACGCTCGACCCCAAAGGCGCGGGCGCGAAATACGGCGATACCGTGTCCGCCGTTGAGAGCATCAACTCCGAGGGGCCTGAACAGGTCGTGACTTCGCTCGGACGCAGTGGTCCAGACATGACGGCGTACGAGGCGACGTTCGGAGAGCGCGGGTCGACAGCGCAGCATGAGATGCGCTGGCAGCGGGATCTGGCGCAGGGTTCGGTTGACATCATCGTCGATGCCGTCCCGGCGATGCAGCTCGCCTGTTTCGATCAGCCGCTCAGCGATCGCGTCACTCAGTTCTCGCGCGGCGTTCGTGTCGGCACGGCGACGATCCTCTCTGACCCAGCGATCTATTTTTCGAGCCCGCGGCGCGCGGGCGATACGCTCGTTCTGAGCGGCGCATCGGCTACGTACGACGTTCCTGTGATCTCGCCGGCGGCAACGCGGCTCGTATGTATCGCGGACGGTAATCCAGGCACGCAATGGAAGCCGTCGCACGCGTATGTTGCGGGCGCGTCGGTGATCGATCCGGTTCGCGGCTACCAGTGGTCATGTTCGCAAGCCGGGACTTCTGGCGCGACCACGCCTGCATGGCCCGGCAGCGGGCGCGGCGCAAAGGTCATCGACGGCAGTGCAGAGTGGACATGTGGTCCGCTTGGCGTCCTCACGCGCGCGCCTGGGCAGTCCCTCGTGATCGCGCAGCTCGTCGCGTCGAGTGCGGGCATCGCCGGCAACAACGCCGTGTTCCGCGTCGTGCGCGCTGGTATCACGGACGCGACGACCGAGCCGCTGCAGTACCTGCTCGGGATTCGGCAGACGAGATTCAGCGACGGCGGCGCCGCGCTCGTTCCGCACGCGTATGGCTATCAGGGCGCCGTTCTGGCGCTTGTGCCCTAAAGGAGACTCTCGTGGCTCATCGCAAATGCTCGCTCGAAGACACGCTCCGGCTCGCGCAGCACGCTGGACGCGTCGATGCCGTCAACGCCCGCATCGCGCAACTGCGCGCGGAGATCGCACTCGCGAACGCTGCGATCGATGGTGCGAACGCCGTCGGCGTTAAGGCGCAGACGCGCTTCAAAGCGATCGCGGCGAAGTACGGCGCCGATGGCGACGGCGTCGGCGTGGTGCTCGACGAGGACCACGCGCTGTACGGCACCGTCGTGAACGCGTCCACGGGCGCGCCGATCGACTTTCCCGAGGCGCCCGAGGCGACACCGCCGCCGCTTCCGACGGTCGTGGGGCCCGCGCCGGCGCCGAGCGACGCACCCGAGATCACGACGTCGACGCCAGCGAGCTGACCGCTCGATTCGCGTACCACCGCCGCCACTGACGGAGTCACCACGAATGCACGCTGTGTCCCTGGCCCTCGACATCACGCACCTGGGCTTCGGCCCGGGACACGCCGTCGCGCTCGCGCTGGTCCTGCCGCGTGCGTGGCGACTCGGGCGACGGGCCCTACCCGCGGCATGGCGCTGGGCGACGAAGTCACGCGACGACGACGCTCGTAAGGAAATTGCGCGGCTCAAAGCGGAGTCCGAAGAGCGACAGCTCAAAGCGCAGATCGAGTCCGACGAGCGCAAGGCCAAGCTCGCAGCGGACGCAGCGCTCGCGGAGGCGCGTATCGACGCCGATGCCGAAGTCGCGGCCGCGGATCTGTCGTCACGTCACCAGGCAATCGCAGCGGACGCGGCACACATCGCCGCGGAAACGCAGCAGGCGACGACGCTGATTTCTGCGATCGAACGGCTCGAGCACAAACTGATCGACGTGCAAGAGGAGCGCGATCAGTTCAAGTGGTACGTCGAGGCCGCGCAGTCGACGCTCGAACTCGCGCGCACCGAAAACGAGGTCACGCACTCTCAGATCCGCGCGGAGATCGAGGAGTGCAAACGCGAACGAATCGCGTCCGAACGGGCACGCGAGGCGTGCGAACGGCGCACCGAAGCGCTCGTGTCCGAGATGGCCGAGTTGCGACGCACTAGTCTGTGAGCGGTTCGCGTGTGCGAAGACTTCTTCAAGGCGTTTCGCGCCGCCCTCGCAGCGAATCGCATCCGCTCGTTCGCTGATCCACGTCCGTCGGCCGCACAGGTCGCGACGGAGCTGCGCACGCTCGGATGGATCGGTGGCGCCGACGACGCACAGGCGCTCGCGCGACAGTGTGAAACGCGGCTCGCGGATTCGGAGTGGTGACATGTCCGATGGACCCAAACGCACACTCAGTGGCGTGCTCGCCGCGCAGGGCGTTCCCGTCGCCGTGGGGACCGATCTTGAAACGCAACTCGCCGATGCGTTCGAGGCGACGCTACGGCGCTATGCCGAGATGGGACAGATCGCGCTCTCGGAGCATCAGTTCGCGCAGATTGCGAAGAGCGCGGCCGTCGCAGCGCGCCACCCAATCGCCAACTTCATCCTCGCGGTGAACCAGCGCGAGGTGATCGCACACGCGACGCCGCACGAGTTCGACCGCCCCACCGTACGCATCACGCCTCCGCCTGGCGCGGTGAAGCCATAGCCCGATGCCACCGCTCCTGAAACTCGCGCTGCGACACGTCGCGGCGTGGGCGCTTCTGTTTCTCCTGCTGGCCGCACTCCACAACTACTGAGGTCACCAATGCTGTTCACGCTACTGGTTCTGTTCGTACTCGCGTTGTTTCTACTGATGGAGCGCACGCTCTTTCGGAAGCCGTTCGCGAAGCCGTTCGTGTTCGTGATGCTGCTCCCGGCACTCGCGTTCGCGGCCGATGCTGCGCCCGCTGCACCCGCGTGGTCGCAGCTGCTCCTCGCGTTCGTCGATCCGGTGTTGCGACTCGCGCTCGCTGCGATCGCACTCGGCGTCGCGTACTCCACGAAACACCTCCCCGCGCTGATCAAAGCGCACACGAAGTCCCCGCTTGCCGCCACGGCCGCGAATGCGTTGAGCGCGCTCGTGACGATCGGCGGGCAGGTCTCCGCGTCGGCGCTCTCTGACCTCGCCGCGAACGCGTCGAAGGGCGCGAGCGTTGGGCTCAGTGCCGCAAAGGCGGACGCCGCGCAACAGCTCAAGGCGATCGGCGCTGCCAGCGTCGCGGACCTTCTCGCGCACGGCATGTCGCAATCGAGCGTCGACGCGCTGGCGAATCACATCGTCAACGGCGGGATCGACGGCGGCGCGGCTGCACCCACGCCCGTCGCGGTGGCGGCTGTCGCCGGAGCTAGCGGCAAGTGAGACTCTCCGACTCCCACACGATGCCGCCGCGGCTGCGGTCGATCGGTCAGCGACCGACGCCGGCGCAGCGGCTGCGTGGTCTCGCGATCCTCGCGCTCGGTGTGTTCGTCGCCGCGCTGGCGTTGCTCGTGGTCGCAGCGGCGCACGGGTGCGGCGCGCCACAACGCACGTTCGATCAGAACGCGCACATTGCGATCAACACTGCAGCGCACGGCCTGCGGCTCAGCGACAACATCCTCTCGCCGCTGTACCAGCAAGCGCGCGCAACCGACGTCGCTGCGGCGGTCCAGCGCTTCGAGGGCGCCGCACGCGCGGAGTCCACGGCGCTCGCGGTACTGCAGTCGCTCGAACACGCGGCGGCGATCTACGCGGCGACTAATGCGGCGGGCGACAAATGCATCATGGGCGTGCTCGCGGGCTCGCTGAAACAAGCGCTCGACGACTTGCTCGCTGCGATGCGTGCGGCGGGCGTCACCGTCTCACCGGAGCTGATATCGGGCGCCGGGCTCGTGGGTGATCTCGTTGCGGCGATCGTGCCGGCGTGCTCGTCGCCGAGTCCGTCGCCGTCACCGAAAGCAGGCGCGCGATGAACGTCGTACTCACACCCGAAGTCCTCGAGCTGATCTTCGCGCTCGGCAAGGCGGCCGTCACCGAGGCGCCCGTCGTGATCGATGCCATCGAGCGCGCGCTGCACGGGACCGACCCGCTCGCGGGCCTCGAGGCGGAACGGCTCTCCGGGATCATGGCGGGCGGTCTCCATCTGCCCATCATGGTGGCCGCGGACAAGCTCGCGCTCGCGCACGCAGCGTCGCCGGTGACGTTGTGACCGACACCCCCGAGCAGGCGACGCTGCGCGCGTCGATCCGCAACCGCATGCGCCAGGCGGGATGGTGGGCGCCCACGCGCCTCCCGTCCGGCCAGCCGACGCACCCCGGCGCCCCACACCGTGCGTGGATCCGTCTGTGCGCCCACCAGGACCCGCAGGACTACGGCGACCCCGCGGACCTGTCGAAGCCGCCGAGCGAGTCGCCCGATCACTCGCTCCCGATGCATGTGTGGTCAGTGCAGCAATACGGCGAACTCGGCGTCGATGCCGCGAACGTGCGCCCGACGTTCCAGGCGTATCGCAAACGCATCGCGGACACCGTCCAGTGCGCGACGGCCGTCGACGAGTGCCAGTTCTGGGACGCGCTTGAGATGGACGACGCGTGCCGGACCGGTCTGCGCATCGTGCGCGCGCTCGCGATCTTCGGAGGCTTCACGGGCCCGCTCGCGGTCGCGCAGTTCGAAACGCTCGCGAAAGCGCGCGGCGCGTACGGCGACCGGGTCGAGAACCGCGCCGGCGCCGGCGTCATCGCGGCGATCGCGACGCTGTACGGCGTCGACGTCACCAAACCCGTCGCGTGGGATCACCATCCGCTCGATCCCGCGGTCGCGAAGCCATGGACGAAGATCGGGATGTACTGGTGGCCCAACCGCGGCGCCGCTCGCATGGACATCCCCGCGGCGATCGCCGAAGCGCGCGAGCTGGGCGTCGACCACGTCATCGCGCAGGCGGGGATGGACTCGGAGCACTGGATCCACCCGCACGTCGCCGAGTGCAAGGCCGCGGGGCTCGGCGTGTGGATCGGTCTCGGGCTCGATGGTGCGTGGAAAGATCCGAAGGTCGGCTCGCGCGTGATCATCGAAGCGCTGAAGAACGAACCGACGAGCGGGCAGGTCTCGCTCGACGACGAGCGCACGAACAAGTGGGAGTGCGCAGCGGGCCGCGCGATCGCGAGCGAGATCGGCGACGAAGTCTTCGACGCGTTCGGTCTGCCGGCCGCGGCGTAATCCAGTGCACCCCGCGGCGTCGATCGCGTGCAGCCCGAAGCTGCGCGCGATCGCGCTCGGGATGCGTCACGGGTTTGCGTTGATACGTGAGGAGCGCGTCGTTCGCGGCGTCCTGGCCGACGGCTCGATGGTGTTCGTCGCGCGAGGTGAGTCCATCGCTTCGGCATGGGTCGCCGCGTTGCGAGTGTTGGAGGCGGCCGACGCTGCTTCATCGAAAGGATCGAATCGATGCGAGATCTGAGGCCCGGGGAATTCCACTGGCGCGATGGCGTGATCTTCGCGCAGGCGAACGCGCTCGGCGACGTTCGCGTTGCGGTGTTCGCAGACGCAACGCTCGAGGGCGTGCCGTTGCGCGAGGTGATCATCCCGGCGGCCGAGTGGGAGTCGATCATCCTGCACTGCGCCCGCAGTGCGAGCGATCCGCTCGCTGCGCGCCCGTCGATCGATGACGCGCAAGCATTTCACCGCGGCCGCCGATGATCTCCGATCTCGTGCCGGTCCTTCTCGCCGCGCTGCTCGCGGTCGTGCCGCGCGTGCCGCAACCGCAACGCGGTCGCATGGAACGCCATCACGACGCGATCGTTACCGCGGCGTCGGAAGCGTCGGCGCGCTACGACGTGCCGCCCGCGCTTCTACTCACGCTCGGGTTTCTCGAGGCACATCTCGGAGCCGACGGGCGGGGCTGGGGCGCGCCGATCAATCGGCGGCACCGCATGGTCGACGGCACACCAGCGACGGCCGCCAGTGCGATCGCGATGGGGTTCCGCGTGTGCGGCACCTGGACGCGCGCGGTGCACCTGTTCCGATGCGGGCGATGCGTGTGTCGTGTCCATCTGATCGGCTACCAGCCCGCGTACGCGATCGCGATCGCCGAACGCGCAATGCGTCGCGCGGGCGTCCCGCTGCCCGATGCGTGGCGATCCCCTCAACGGACGGCGCTGGCATCGCGCCATAGGGAAGCCGGACCTAGACGCTAGGCCGACGCCGCGGCGGCCACAGGACCGCGGCACGACCGGTGGCAGCGTGGCGGCGATCTCCGCCCGGACTTGTCACCGACACCCCCCAACACCGGCCCCGGTCTCCCGCACGTCGCGGCGAGACTGGGGCCTTTCGTCGTTCTCCGGCGCGCCGTACACTCGGGCCTCGCGCTTCGGCGCAGGCATCCGCGCAACCGGCCTCTCGACCAAACACCTGCACGACGCCCCGAGCCTCACCGCTCGGGGCGTTCGTCTTTCTCCCGCGCCATCGGTTCCCCTTTCGTCACCAGCCCGGTAGGGCGCAAAAGGTGAAGTCATCCTCGCCGCAGCGCCTGCAACGGGCGCGTGATCGCGGCTCCAATCCCCTCACGCATAGCTTTGGAATAATCTGCACCCAGCTTGGGCGTTCCTCGCTCTAAAGACGCATCGCAAACGCCGTGATCTCGCGACGTTCGAGCGTCGTGCGAGTTTGGAATAATCGCGGTTTCGACGCCTCGGCGCGTGTCGCGATTTAGGCCCAGCACGGCGAAACGGCCCGATCGCCAGTTCGGCGCTCACGCATCGCTCACGGATCGGTCACGCACGCGCCGAATCGCGTTGCGCCGAAGAGCTCCAGCACTACATTGACGCGCAGGCTAAGCGACCCGGCGACGTTCCAGCGTCCCGGGTCATGGCCGCGGCCCATGGAGGTGGGCACGACATGGACAGCAAAACACTCGAGCGATTCGAGGGCAAGTTCATCCCGGAGCCAAACACCGGATGCTGGCTGTGGATCGCGTTTCTCAATTGGGACGGGTACGGCACGTTCCGGATCGGTGACAAGCGCGCTGACAAACACGCGATGGCGCATCGTTTCTCATACGAGGCGTACGTCGGGCCGATTGGCGCGGGACTGCATATTGACCACCTGTGCCGTGTTCGGTCGTGCGTGAACCCGAAGCATCTTGAGCCAGTCACGCAGCGTGTAAACACGCTTCGCGGGGAAGGCCGCGCAGCACTCCAATTGCGAGTAACGCACTGCCCGCGCGGTCATGAATATACGCCAGACAACATCTATCTGTGGCGCGGACACCGCGCATGTCGAACATGCGTGCTGGCAAGGGGCAGACGCCGCTACGCGGCTAGTCGACAGGCGGGGTAGAGGTCGCGGCATCTCCGTACCAAACGAACCCGCCCCGCATCACGATCGGCTCGCCCGCGCTCACCAGGGCCGCCACGTCGCGACGCAGCGACCGGTGGGTGACCCCGAACCGCGCCGTCAGCACCTCGACCCGGATGCGCGGCTCGGTCCACGGCGCGCACTCCAGCGCTCGCAGCAGCCGAATCGCGCGCACGGCCTGCGAGTACGGCTGGGGGGGGCGGCCGCGGTTCATTTCACCACTCGCAACGACGGGCGCGGCGGCGGATCACGCTGCACGCGGGCGATGCCGAACTGCATCTCGTGAAACGGCACGTCGATCTTGGCCCCGCACACCGAGCATGTGAACGTGAACAGGACCGCGTCACATGAGAACCGCAGACCGAGCATCGCGAGCGTGAGGCGACACGGCGCCGTCGGGTGCTCGTCGCACACGTTGCGCTCGATCGCGATCTGGGTGGAGTGGACGAGAGGGGCGGTCACGACAGCGAGTCCTCGCGCGTGTGGTTGAACGACGCGGTCACCGTGCACCTCGCCCAAGCGCCATGAATCGATCCGCGAGCGCGAGCGCGGCTTGATTCGGCGCCTCTCTGCGCAGCTGTTCGACGATCGCGCGCACGAGATGCACGGCTGTGACTCGATCGAATTGAGCGGCGATCAGCTCGAGCATGTCGGCGATCTTCTCGCCGCTGAGGATTCGCGCCTTGTCCTCCGGCGTCAGACCGCCGACGAATCCGCCGACGTAGAGGTTCGTCTTGTGGTCGACGTCAGCTCGTTGGTTCTGGTTCATCGTCCACCCCGCCGCGCGCGCTGCTGCACCGGCGCTACAGTCTCCGCGGTGCCATCGCGCTTTCGCCTGTGCGCGTGGCACGTTACGGGTCGTCGCGCTCGGGAATCATAATCCCAAGGTCGTCGGTTCGATTCCGACCGCCGGCACGAATCCCCCGGTAAATCCCGCTCCGTTGAGTCCACGCCGTCCACCGAGTCCACCGAATGTCGCGGAGTCTGCTGCACCGGTGCGACAGCAAGTTGCGTCGCGACACGAAGCGCCAGCGCCTCGGGCCCGAGACGACCGTACACCTTCTCGACCATCGCGCCGCTCGTGTGCCCGAGGATCGCACCGACGTCGTGTGGAGCGATCCCGGCCTCGCGGTGCCAGGTGCCGAACGTTCGGCGCAGGTCATTCGGTGAGCACGGATCGATCTCCGCGCGGACGCATGCGGTATGAAGATCACGCACCGGATTCGCCCATCCGGTGAAGAGCGCGCCGTCCTTCCCCTCCCCCGCTGCGATCGAGAACTCGAGGAATCGTCGACACGCAGCCAGCATGATCGGGACGGTCCGTCGACTCGCGGCCGTCTTCGTCCCGCGCAGATACGCGAACCATGTTCCGTCGCGCGCCTCGACGACGTCACCCCGCTGCGCTCGGTCGGACTCACCGAGCCGCGCGCCCGTCCCAACGATGTACGCGACGCGGGCCGCGCGGTCGGGTTCGAGTTCGCGCAGCAGGTCGTCGACCTCGGCCTCGGTGAGCTTTCGTTCGCGCGGACGGTACGCCGGCGAGAACCGCACCGGCATGATCGCGTCGAGCGAACCGCGCCAGAGCTGCGCACGCAGACAGAGCTTCAGCGCAGCGCGGAGCGTCGTCAGCTCCTTCGCGATCGTGTGCTCCGCCGCGCCTTCTGTACGACGTGACGCAACGTACGCGTCGACCTCGGGTGCGGAGAGGCGCGCGATGCGAAACTCGGCGCCGAAATGCCGCACGAGATAGCCGCTCTTGCGCCGATAGAACTCAACCGTCTGCTCGCTGCGCTCGCCGTTGCCCGCGCGCGTGGACCGATCGGTGATCAGCTGCGCGATCGCGTCCCTCATCGTCGCTTCGTCCGAGGCTCCGGAATCGGGATCCGCGGCAACTCGTTCCCAACGAGCAACGACGGCCTCTGCGGCGCGCTTGTCGGTGCAGTGCGTGGATCGTTGGACGCGCGCGCCGTCCTCGTAGAACCACCCGTGATAGATGGACCCGCGTTTGAAGACGTGCGGCATCGACGCTCCTCGAGATTGACAATGTACCGCTGCCACGTTGGAACCGACACGCGAAGTTCACCGCGTTCGCCTGGGGCCCGGCCCAGCGCCGCGCGCATGTGTGCGTACGCTTTCGAGCGCGAACACTTGCGCAGTCGCATGACGTCTTCGACGTCGAGGCATTCGAACAGCTCGGCGACGGTGCGCGCTGCGGTCACAGGATCCTCGTTGCCGTGGCGAGCCCATGGCGTCTCCCGGCAACGCGTGCGGCGCACCGGATGAACGCGTCCAGCTCTGCGGTGTGCCTGAACCATTCGCCGCGAAGGCGGTGCGCGTCGAATGCCAGATGCGTCGCGTCCTCAAGTGCCACGCTGCCCGCGACATGCAGAACGAGCCGCAGTTTCTCGTGGTTGCCGACCTGAAGTTCAACGACGCGTGATCGCGGGTTCCGCGCAACGCCGATCTTCACGGCGCCCCCCGCGACGATGAAGTACATGCGGCATTCGCGCGAACCTCTCGCCGCATCAATGAGCGTCAGCACCTCGCGTTGCGCGTCGGTGAGCGACCGGACCATGTGTCGAACTCGCGCGAGCGGGTCTTTCGCCGGCTGCGCGAGCGTGATGCATCCCGCCACCGCCTGCGCGACGTCGACGAACCGAGGCTTGAGCGGGCGCGCTGCGGTCACGTCGGCTTCTCCGTGCACAGCTCGACGACGCGCCGGCACGTCTCCGCGTCCATCATCCCGATGTGACACTGAGCGCGCTCGATCCCGAGCTGCGTCGCGAGCCAGTGGTACGCGCCCTCGCGTCGCCACCCGCGTGCACGCCAGTACGGATCGAACGCCGCGTGTGCGTCGATGCGTGCGCCACGCGTGCGCCGGTCTGCGGGAATGCCGAGCGGTCGACCGTCCGCGTGTGCGCCGTGCGTCGTGCGACAAACAGGGAACGCCGAGCACCCGTAGAAGAACGGATGCTTCGGGTACTTCGTCGAGCGAAGCAGCTTCATCGGCGCGCCGCACTCGGGGCATGTGAGGGCGGCGGCCGTCATCGCTTGCTCGCGTCTCCGATCGACTCGTCAGGGCAACTGACGTCGTCGTCGACCATATCCACATCGAGCCACTCGATCTGCGGTTCGTCTTCCGCGCGCTCGAAGTCATTGCGCCACGCGATTCGCATCGCGCACCGCGCATAGACGATGTCGGTCGTCGCGCGCTCCCTCGCCGATGCCTCGCCTTCCTCGGGATCATCACGGAGAAACCGCGCGGTCAGATTCGACTCCAGTTCGGCTTCATCGCGGCCGAATGCGAGTGGCGTCGCTTCGTCGCCCTCGGCGGGGAACGCGACCCACCAGTTCGTGTGGTCGTCTACCTCGAGATCGGGCGGCTTCACGACTGCACCGACGGGAAACAGCTCGCGACCCGACTCGGTGAGCGCGATCGAGAACGGACCGTCTGGTGCGCCACCGTTCGCTACATCGGTCGTGACGAGCCCGAGGTCTCGGAGCGATCGCGCCGTGATGCGATTTACCTTGCACGTCATCCCGCGGCCGACGACGGCACTACCGCCGTGCTCGAAGACCCTGGTGAGCGCGGCCATCTGCGCAGGCGTGAGCCGTTTGCGTCCTTCCTCAATTCTCACGGCAACCTCCGCGCGTACGGTTCGAGCTTCTCGAAGCACAGCGGCGTCAGCTCGATCGGACGCTGGCGTTCGAGCAATTCATCGCCGATCAGTCGGGCGAACCCGTTCTCGATCAGCGCGTCAACGTCGATCATTCGGCCGATCGACGCGGTCCACCACGCATGCCGCTGGCCCCAGCGCGTCTCCGCGTGGATCAGCTCGCCGACCTCGCGCGCCTCGACGGGGCCCCATGCGTCGCGGAATTGGCAGACACGAATGATGACGGCGGCGGTGAACTCGGTCTCGATCCTGCCGAGAGTGCCGATGAACGGGATCGCATCGAGGCGGTAATCGTGCGGCGAGTGGGTCGCGTCGCGGCGCTCGCGAAGGAAGGCGACTTGCGATTCTGCGCAGTCCGCGCAGACGCGGTCTTTTTCGATGCTGTGGGGGCAGATCATTCTCACGTCCGCACCGCCGGGAACTCATCCCACGTGCGGCCGTCGAGGATGCGACCCGCGCGCTTCTTGCCGACCGGCGACATGATCGCGACCGAATCCGCGACCGTTCCATCCGCGCCGCCAGATGGCGGGTCGCCGGTCCAGTTCGACCACGAACCATCATCGTCGACGATCCAGCACGCACCGGAATCGCCGTTCGCGTCGAGCCACGTGTGCGCGCGATCTTCGGCGCCGCAGTGCGTGAATCGCGACGGGTCGACGAACGGCGCATAGTGGCCCCATTGTTTGAAGAAGAACGCCACGCCGGCCGCGATGCATTGATCGCGGATCGATCGAACCCACACGGGGTGCATCGGGCGCGATCCGTTGCCGCCACTCTCGCCGCCGACGATGACCTGGTGAATCCCGGTCAGGTCGATCACACCGAGATCCTCGAGCAGCGGTTCGAACGACAGGAAGCGCGTCTTGCATGGCATCGCGCGCAATTCGTCGATGCGGTGAAGAGTCGCGCGGTTTTCGACCGAGACGCCGTACCACAGCCAGTCCATCCGGATCAGCGGCCACCCGCCGTCATGGTTGTTCGCGTCGGGCGAGAGCCACGTCCGCCCGTTCCCATCGTTGGCGCTGCCATCGAACCGCAGCCGTCCGCAGAGATCACGCATGCGCGCTGCGCGCTTGGTGAGCAGTTGAAACGTATGGCGCTCGCACTGCCGCATCACGTCGAACACTTCGATGATTTCTGCGTCGGTGACCGCGTCGTAGAAGAGATCGCTCATATCGGCGACGAAGATCTTGCGTGGCTCGCGCCACTGGAGCGGCCAACCGAGATGCTCGCGCGCGAGCCTTGATTCGCCCGTGAAGTGCGGGTGCCCGTTCGCGCCAATGACCGCGAGGCCGCGATACTTGGGCGTGTGTTTCAGCCGCGTTGCGGTGAGCTTCGCGGCGTAGCAATTTGCGCAGCCGGGCGAGATCTCCTTGCACCCGGCGGTCACCGGCCAGCTCGCATCGGTCCACTCGATCGAAGTGTTGTCAGCCACGGGGTACCGCCATCGCTGCGAGCATCCGATCCCACGACTCGCCCGAGTACTCGAGGAACGCCGCGCGAGCGACCGGCGTCCGATCGTGCTGGATCGCGACCATCGCCGCGGCGCCGGTGAGCACGTCGATCAGCTCCGCGTCGCTGACGTTGAGCCGCTCGACCACCGTGTTGATCGCGCCGCCGACCTCGCGCGCGACCATCTCGAGCCGGGCCCGGTGTTCCGGGCCCGGCGGCATGACGATGTCGTCCACTACGCCCCGTCCTCGGCGCCGTCGCCCTTCTTCTTGCGCGATCCGCGCTTCTTGGGTGCCGGTGTCGCTGCTGGCTCGGGCGCTGCTCCGGGCGTCGAGAGGGCCTGCTGCATCGCCGCGGCCGCGGCCGACACGGGTTCGGGTTCCAGCGTGACGCCGAGGCTCCTCGCGGAGTCGAGCGCGCTCAGCAGCTTCGCGTTGTTGCGTCCGACGGCGATCGTCGCGAGGCCGTCGGCGCTGTCCTTCGGATACAGCTCGAGTCGGTTGAGCGTCCCGATCAGCGCGCGCTGGATCGCGTTCGTGATGCGCTTCCACTTCGCCGCCGGGATCACGAGCCGCACCATCTCGCTCGCGGGCGACGTTGCCGGTACCGCTGCGATCGCCGGTGCTGGTGTTGCCGACGTCGGCGGCGCCGCCGCAACCGGCTGCTCGTCGACGTCGTCAGGTGGCGGGCCGTCGTCACCGACCGGCGCGGCCTCGGCCTCCGGGATCTCGGTCTCGTTGTGCGCGATAGGCGCGAGGCCCGCGGCCAACATCGCTTCGAGCAGGTCGTTGCACGCGTCGTCGTCCGCAAAGCCCCAAACCCTCAGCCCATGCTCGGGTCCATCGGTGCCGTCGAATCGATTCGAGAGCCCGGCCTTCTCGATCTTCGCGAGCAACGCGCGTCGTACCGGCGGCTTGACCCGGTTCCAGTCGGGCCACGACACAAATACGCGAAGCCCATTGTCGACCGGCGCGTCCTCGCCGGCGTCCGTCGACGCGTCGATCGAAGCTTCGCCGCCGGTGTCATCGATGTCGTCGGGCGGGTCGCCGTGGTCCGCATCGGTCGCGTCATCGGGCGGCAGATCGTCCGCGGGCGGTTCGTCGGCACCCTCGGCGGCCTCCGCTGCTGCGGTCGCGGCGCGCTCGTCGTCGATGTCCTGCGCGGGCACGATCCCGATCGCGAGCCGCAGCTCTTCCGCCAGTTCGAACATGGCGTGCGGGATCGCATGCCGATTGATCGGGCCCGCGACAGCGCGATCTGCGCTGAACTGCCACACGAGCACGCCGGCGTTGGCGCCGGTGCCGCACTCGACCAGCTCCGCATCGAGACGCTGGCGCGAGTCGCGGTCCAGTCCCTCGAGCGCCGCGCGTGGGAGCACCACGTACGACGGCTCGGGGGCGTGCGGGTCGGGCGCGGCCGTCGGCTGCGCGCCGGTTGCGGACGTCGGCGCATCGCCAGGCGTTCCGGCTGCGGCTGTCGCTGCGGCATCCTTCGCGCCCTTCTTGCCGCGCTTCGGTTTCTCGCCCGCCGCCGGCGCCGCGCTCCCGGTACCGGGCAACGGCTGTTGCTGCGCGGCGCGCAGATCGTCGGCCGCGACGGGCGTCGAGTACACGATCTCGTGCGTGTCGAGGCGCACGGTCTCTTTCACGCGTCGGCGGATATCGATCCGCTCGATGCAGCTGACATCGCGATACTCAATACCCGACTGCGCCACGTTGAGCGTCTGCCACGCCTGCTCTTCGACGCGTTCGATCGCCGCCTTCGCTTCCTTCGCGGCGCTCTTCGCGTTGTTCTTCAGCGTGGCCTGCTCGCGCGTGAGCTTGCCGAACGTTTCCCACTTCGCGGCGATCTCGGCAGCCGTGAGCTTGCACGACAGCGACTTGACGACCTCGACCTCGTTCACCTTGTCAGCTTCCATCACGTCACCTCTCCGTCGATCCCTGCGTTCTTGCGTTTCGTCTTCTTGGCGCCCGCGCCCTTCGTCGCCGCCGTCGGCTTGCCCTTCTTGGGCAGCGGCTTCGCGTTGGGCTTCGCGTCCGCTTTCGGAGCGTTCTTCCCCGCGTGCTCGGCCAGCACCTTCTCCCGCACCTCTGCGTAGATCTTCGATGGCTTGAGTTTCCACGGCGCGAGCAGCGCATCGAGTCCCTTGTCGGGCCCTGGCGTGTTGACCGCGCAATACTCGGCGACGATCAGTTCGACCATCGCGCCCGCGAGCGCCCGACCGGCAAAGTTCCTCGCGGCGAACTTGCCGGGCTTGATACCCCGGCGCTTCTCGACCTCGCGCAAGCCTTCGAACGACATCGCCGCGACCTGGTCGCAGAGCCATCGCTGCGCGACGCCGTTGTCGATGCCCTGCTTCTCAACCACGGCGACCACCGACGCGAGGATCAGCGGCATCGCCCGCTCGTCGAC